ATTGAGACTGAGGTAATTAACATTGAGAAGTTACGGACGAGAGCAGGACAGATGTGGATTGATACTATCCAGACTATTCAAGACGGAGATGAAGTAGAACTGTATAAGTGGAAGCAGATGGTTAATCCTGCTGTTGTGTATCTTGATGAATGTCAGAGCATTAAGAATCCTGACTCTACACAGCATAAGATTATGGTAGCATACTCTCAACTACCTAACACTACACAAGTATTCATCTCTGCTACTCCATTCACCCGTGTGTCAGAGGCAAAGGCGTTTGCTATTGCTACGAAGAAAGACATTACACACATGGGATTTCCAGAGGGGACTAAACTTTCCGAAGCAACTTGGGGGACGTATGCTCAGGCGATAGCTCATCCATCTCCACCAGATGAGTATAATGAGGCAGCAGTAGAGCGGCTCATGAAAGACTTGGATGATTATATCGTGCGAGTTAAGGGTGTAAGGTGGCAGTTTAATGCTATCAATTCTGTTGAGATTATTGACTTCGAGAATGAGACTCAACGTAAAGAGTATCAAGATGCATGGGAAAAGTATCTCGCGAAGAAAGCTAAGCTAGAAGAAGCTGTGACAGACAATCCACGGTTTCAGGCAATGATAGAGTTAGGTATATTCTTAGCTGCTGCTGAGTATGCGAAGAGACATATCTTTGCACGACGTATGTATGAGGATGTGAAGAATGGGTATGCTGCTGTGTGTGCGATGAAGTTCAAGAGGACTATCAATGCTGTGACTAAGATTCTAGTAGAGGAGTATGGTGTTTCTCGTGACCAGATATCCCTAATCTATGGTGGAGGACAGACACAACTAACTGCTAAACAGAAGTTGAAACAACAAGTCAAAGCTAACATGGCTGTGTTCGAGGCAGCGGGAATATCCATGGATGATATGATGTTGGGTGAGGTAGAGGACAGAGAGATTGAAGTGTTCGATGCGTCCTTGAGACTTGGTGTCCAGTCGAAAGAGCAGAGACAACAAGAGATAGATAGGTTTCAGTCTGGTCGTGCATTGTATTGTATGTATTCTTACAAGGCTGGTGGGGTTGGATTGTCTCTACATCATACAGATGAAATGACGAAGGAGAAAGTGCGCCGACAGAAGAATGGATATGCTGTGATTGAGGACATCCCTAAGATACCGACTCGTCCGAGGAAGGTAACAGTTGGCCCGACATGGAGTCCAATTGAACTGGTTCAAGGTTGCGGGAGAGCGCCACGGTTGACATCTCTGTCAGATACTATCCAATCATTCTTATACTTCCGTGGGACAGTTGAAGAAGAACAGGCTTTCGTTGTTACGCATAGATTGAAGTGTCTGAGTAAGGTAGTTCGGCAGCATGAGAACTGGATGGACTTAATCCAGAATCATACTAAGGCTCAAGAGATTGCGAAACAACGTGTGGAAGAAACGAAACAATACGAGACTGATGAACCACCACAGGACATTAGTCTTGGAGAGGAGAGTGATGATTAAACTATGAAAACAGTATTAGTAACATTCAAAACAAAAATCAGTATGAGTGAAATCAAACATATTATTTCTGAGGCTGGAGAAAGATATGCTATTGAGACTGAAGTATCAAAGTTACCCACCAAATTAGTCTCTAAGATGAAGACAGATTATAAACAGAAATATAAATGACACCATTCAAACGTCCTATGTTAGCAGCCCCACTGCTACTACCAACAGTCGAACACACAGACGAGAACATTCTCGCTGCTATGAACAAGCTACGATACCCTGTCCTTGCGACGCTTAAGATAGATGGAGTCCGTGCGTTACGAATGAATGGGACACTCCTGTCTCGAACACTGAAGCCTATACCTAACCGTGCTCTTCGTGAAATGAGTTTAGCATTGTCCGGTGGTATGGATATGGAACTGTATAATCCTTCCATGTCATACAACGAGATTCAATCTATTGTTATGTCAGAGACTCACATGAACACTGACACTATACAGTTCCATGTGCTTGATTGGTATGGTAAAGATACTACATACAACCAACGTATCTATGATGCTTATGAAGCGTGTAAAGATATACCAGTTGCAAGGTGTGAGTATCCATCTACCTGCCATAATGCAAAGGAACTGTTTGAGTTTCTATTACGCTTCGAGGGTCATGGTGAAGGCATATGCTTCCGCACTCCTGACTCTCCATATAAGCAGGGTAGGTCTACCTTACGAGAGCAGTATCTAGTCAAGCTAGCACGATTCTCTCGCACAGAACTTACCATCATAGGCTTCGAAGAACAACAAGAGAACGGTAACCCTGACCTATACAATGGTGTAGGGTATATGAAACGTCAGACCTGTGCAGATGGTATGATAGGTAAGAACACACTCGGCGCTTTTATATGCACAGATAGCGAAGGTCGTAGGGTTAAAGTAGGGAGTGGGGTTGGGTTGACTGACAAGTTACGGAAAGAGATTTGGGATAATAGGGACTGCTATGCTAACAAACAAATAACAGTGAAGCACAAACCTCATGGACAAAAAGATGTATTGAGACATCCTATCTTCGTGGGCTTCCGAACCAAAGGAACATGATATGACACCACAACAATTCGCAGCAGCACATGACAGATACTTAACTCCTCCTGACGATGAGCCAGATACTATATGTGAGGAGTGTGATGGGAAGGGAACTATCTCTGACCCTACCTCTGAGACTGGAGACTATATTACTTGTGTGAACTGTAAAGGTCATGGTAATATGGATGCTATCATTGCAGAGAATGAACAGGAAGCACAGATAGCTAAGTGGGAATCTCAAAGAGAGGACAGGGAGTTATCGGAAGGATATGATTTATGATACGAGTAAGACATAACAACACAGTAGTCTGTGATTTGAGGAAAGCTCAATGGGCAGTGTTTAGTTACATCAACCAGCACGGACAACTATCACGAACGAAACCTAAGTTCTCAGTTCATGGTTATCCCCGTGACCCAGATGCTAAGGCATTTGGTAGAGACATCACAGCGAAACAAATGGCAGATGAGTTGGGCATTACTGATGTGTGGTTGCCAAGGATTAAGATTCAATTTGCAGCTAACCATTCGCTAGTGTATGTCGGGAAGAAAGCTGTGTCAATTAACAAGGCTTGGAATGAACGGATATTCAAACAGGCGAAACAAGAGTGGAAGAAATAACTTATGGCAATAACAATACCTACTAAGAACAACGCACCAAGGTCAGAAGCTCCAGATGAAGCAACATTAAAATTGATGTTGGCTAATAATCTTAACACAGCTGTTGAGAATCTAATTAGTATTTGGAAGTTACAGTATCGTGTGACACAAAAAGATGGAGCATGGATTCTCGAAGACCTACTCACTGGTGCTGACCTGTGGTTAAAGAAGTTTATCTCGAAAGATGAAGAGACTCTAGCCATGAAGAAAGAGGCTAAGACTCTATCGAAGATTGATGATGAGGTTCTGATTCTCGGTGAGACAGGAACTGGTAAAGAACTAATCGCTAGGTCTATGATTGGTGATAGGACTGGTGCGTTCAAACGTATTAACTGCGCAGCTATGCCTAAAGAGTTAATCGAGTCAGAACTATTCGGTCATAAGGCTGGCGCTTTTACTGGTGCGAACGTGGCAAAACAAGGACTAATGGTAGCAGCTAAGGATGGTGTATTATTCCTAGATGAGATTGGAGACTTGCCATTAGATACTCAAGCTAAGGTTCTGAACTGTTTACAACCTGTCGATGGCAAACGATATGTCCGTCCTGTTGGTTCGAATGATGAGGTAGAGATTACTTGTCGTATCGTATGTGCTACTCATCGTGACTTGGCTGATATGGTTAAGAAGAATCAGTTTCGTATTGACCTATACGCTCGTATCTCTACGTTTGAGTTGAGGATTAAACCGTTGAAGCAACGTATGGAAGATGTAGAACCGATAGTAAAAGAGATTGGTGTGTCGCTTAAGTGTGAGACTAAGGCTCAAGAGTTCTTGAGTAAGTATATGGATAGTATAGTGAATAACGAATTGTCCCTTGCACTAAACGTAAGGTCACTTGAGCAATATGTGAAACGCTATTCTGTGTTGGGACGCGTTTAATTAGTATAACTCCTAACAACATCTGTGTGTATCGCTTTCGATTGGCACGATTCTTGCTTACATACATTTGTCTGGAGAGTTAATTTTGTGCCATGCGAAAAGGTAAGTGATAGTATCTTTAGGTAGTCTGAATTAAACTGGAGGCACACAGGGTGAGAGGTGAACTCATCCTTCATTGGATAACCAGTTAAGATTACCGACTGTCACATTAAGATTTCCCTGCGACGGCTCTGGATGGCAAGTAGCCTGAAAGAGTAGCAGGTGCAAAGCTACCGACCGACTATTTGATATGCACGATACGTCATGGTAACTGTATCATCTGTGAGAGTTGGTAGTATAGTCTGTTCCGCTGAGACTATAAAATAGCGGTGGCTTCTGCCTTGGTTGAACAGTAATTGAGGCTAGTGGATTACAGGTTTATAAAGTGAAGTTCCGATGCCCACGATAAAAGTATCATCAAAAACTTGACTGGTTGCTTGGCCGAGTTTGGTTCAAGGCCGTCTGTTAATAAGCTTGCCTTTTTAAGCGAGAGACAATGCGTAACGCAGATGCACGTTGGTTCAAATCCAACAGCAACCTACCAATTTGTTAATCGGTCAACAGAACAACAGAACAATTATTACACATGTCAAACGATAAGCCAATCACAGTTACATATCCTGATGCTACTACTGCACAACGAGTAGTAGATTTAGTAGTGAGAAAGAAACCTCAAGGTTGGGGAAGACGTTCGTATTCATCATACTATCGTGAGGAGTATGCGTTGTGGATTAAACGTGAGCTAGATGCTATGGACATAGATAAGAAGCCGCGAGCCTTTCCTTATTCGTCATGGAAGAACTCCACACCGAATACTATTTACCTACGAGTTAACCAAGCATGGCACTATCTCCGCGATTTTATGGATTCAGATGGGAAGTATGAGAAGATGTTTCATCAGATTAAAGTATCTCGTGTTCACGGGTATGGAGTGACGATGGAGTATAAAGAGATAGCTGGTGAGATGCCAGCAGGAGAGGTCTTTGTTCCTCGGTCAGAAGAGAAGAAGTGGAAGAAGCAGATTGATGATTATCTGAATGACGATAGTATCACGAAGCCGTTACATATATCACATCTCATTCTCACTCCAGAAGAAGTGAAGAAGGTTACTGATGAGTTGTCAGACCTGTCGACGATACAGTTTGTTGTGAAGCATAACGAAATAAAAATCGTGAAAATGATTTCATACTAATGAAAATTTTAACTGTAAAAAGCAAAGGGCTTTTAGTCCATATTAAATTGGACGATGAAGACTATGAACGTATATCAAAGTTCAATTGGACTTGTTCTGGTGGCTCAATTCACAGAAGCTATCAGCCAAACATGGCAGAGGATGGTGCTTATATTGAAGCAAAGAAAAGAAAAACAATTAGTGTTTCTATAGCAAATGAGATACACAATACTCGTGGCATTCTTTATGACCATGTAGATAGAGATGGTCTTAACAATCAGAAAGAAAATTTACGACCAGCATCTCGTGAACTTAATAGGAGAAATAGCTCAAAGATGAAAGGTTCTTCATCAAGATATATGGGTGTGTGTTTGTTTATTAGAAACAATAAGTTTAGTGCAGGATTAAAATTTAAGGGTAAAAGAATCCATCTTGGATATTTTGATACAGAGCTTGAGGCTGCTCACGCATATAATGTTGCGTGTATAAAATTTGGTGTTGACTTAATAAGTAATCTGAATAAGGATGAGCATGGGAATATCCTATGACAATCGAACAAGCGATTGGTATGTCAGCGGCTGAGTTAGAAGCCATGACAGACGAAGATTTGAAGAAACACTTTGACCATTATTTAGCAGTAACTCGGCCAGAGAACGCTCCTAAAGCAATACAACAAGAACAACGAGTATTGATAGCTGACCCTAAATTTGCTGCGGCGCAGAAGTTAGCGGCGAGTATGGGGATACAGTTACCGACATTCAAACCAATAGGTAGAAAGAAATAATAGATGAACAAACTAGAAATCAATCTCTCCTCGTCCGCGCTTGGACATTCAGGTTGTGAGTTAAACTTACATCGAACAGTAGTTGAAGGATTCAAAGAGAAAGCTATGTCCTCAAGGATGGTTTACGGTGTTGGCTTTCACAAGTTCACAGACGTAATGTATAAGACTGGAGGTCATATCCCTACTGCTCGTGATGAGGCAATTAAAGCTTTCGCTTCGATACCACGTATAGATGATAGGAAATCAATGCATCTATCCGACGTTAATCATATGCACTCAGTAGCTCTGATTAACTGGACAGTCAACGTGATGAAGGATACTGAATTTGATATACTAGAGATTAACGGTAAGCCTGCATCAGAGCTTACGTTCTCCTTACCGATATACGAGGACGACATTGCGAAGTATAATTGGTGTGGGACGTTAGACCGTCTAGGTAAGATTCGTGGTGGTTGTTATGTGATTAAGGACTGGAAGTCTACATCGTCATGGAGTCAATCAGAATACTTCACTCGGTATGAAATGGCTAGACAACCTCGTGGATATGTGTTGGCGCTAAAGATGATGCACGAACTATTCCCTGACTCGGCACTTGGCAAGATAGGAGCTACCAAAGTGGGTGCTCAGTTTGACGGTGTGTTTATTAAACCTGCTATCAATGACGTGAAGTTTGCAAAGTCGATTGTCTTTCAATACGAGGACTATCAGATTGAAGAGTTCAAGCAACTTGTTATATCTGAGTGTGTCAAGTTGTCTGCTGCAATTCGTGAGAACAAGTTTCCAAGGCGCGGGATAGTTAATGGTAGCTGTGAGGGTAAATGGGGTAAGTGTGCGTTCTGGCACGTGTGTCAGCAGCCAGACCCAGTAGCTAAGATTCTATTAGCTAGAGACTTTGATAAGAAACAGTTCAACCCTTTAGCCTATAACGACGTATGATTTTACTCGGCATCAGTGGCAAGAAACGCACAGGTAAGAATACAGTAGCTAATCTGATTAAGACTCTAACCAATCAAACTGTTGAGGAGTTTTCTTTCGCTCAAGATTTGAAGCTAGAATTAGCTCAGATGTTAAAAGTTAAGGTGTCAGATATTGAGGGAAGTAAAGAGTTGTATCGTCCGTTACTCCAGTCTCTTGGTGTGTATCGTAGACAGTTTAATGGAGAGAACTATTGGATTAACAAATGCTTCCTTCGTATCTTCCGCTCGAACGCTGACGTGTGTATTATAACAGACGTTAGGTTTCAGAATGAGTTAGCTGCGACACAAGCATCTGGTGGGATAGTGTTACGAGTGTGTAGAGATACAGGATTGAATGATACTCACGAGTCAGAGACAGCACTAGATGGTCAACAGAACTTTGACCATATCATTCTGAACACTGGTAGTCTTGAATATCTTCTATCAGAAGTAAAACAATTTAGTAAGAAAATTGGCATCAAACTTAAATAACAGAAAGAACAACATGAGTGAACAATACATTCCAAAGGGAGCTGTGTCCCTTGATACAATCACAGTCAAACCTCAGATTCGTCTTGGCCTTCAAGGGTATAGTGGAACAGGTAAGACATGGTCAGCCCTTACGTTTTCGAATCCTATCGTCCTTAACCTTGACCGTGGGTTGGGTGCACATACTGGACGGGCAGATGTGTATGAGATTCCGTTCTACAAACCAGAGTTCTGTGGTAAGACGTTTGGAGAGTTGAAGGATAAGCTAATGGTATGGCTCTCGACAGAGGGTAAGAAGATTAGTTCTTCACAGACATTAGTGTTCGATGGGTGCACATCATTACAGAACGCCTATCATGCTTGGTTCAAAGAGAATCAACATAGCTTTCTTACAAAGGCTGGTAAGGTAGATGACTTCGCAGAGTGGCGAGAGAAGAAGAATTTCTACGCAGAGATTATGGAACTGTTCAAGTCTCTGTCTTGTGACGTGGTATTCATTGCTCACGAGTCTGCACAGAAGGATAAGGGGACACAGGAATATACTGGAAAGATTCGTCCGTTACTAACAGGCCAGTTCAATGATGAGATTATGAATCACTTCACAGACTGGTTTCGTCAGCACTCTGCTATCAAGCCATCGGATGTGAAGCCTGAGACACTCAAAGCTTTTGGTATGACTGCACAAGAGTTTAATGCTTGGTGTGCGACTTTACCTAGGGAAACAATATACTATTGGCAGACTGATTCTGATAGTATCTTCGACGGGAAGTGTTCATCGCTTGTGAACTTTCCTAAGTATATCCCTGCCACTTTTACCGCGTTCGGTAAATATCAAAGAACAAACAAAACAACATAAAACATGAACATAGAAATCAAACAGATTAGTAACGGGTGGTTGGTTATTGTGTCAGTAGCCGGTAAAGGAACGTCTGCGCTTTACTGTGCGACATTTACAGAAGTCTTGAAAGAGATTACTGACCTTGAGAAGCAGATTAATGACACCGCTGCTCCGTCTAAATAATTTCCTGATACCACATCAGGGATAAACAAAGAAACCAAAACAACAAAAGAAATAACATAACATATGAAACAATGGAATAGTAGCATTCGTTGGGAACGTAAGTCAGATTACATCATCACCTGTATGGAAGAACTGTTCGCTCCGTCGAACGGTGGCTCTCCTATGGTGACTCTTGACTTCGAGGTTAAGGCTCCTGAGACTGTGGAGATTGATGGAGAAGACATCACGGTTGCAGGGACGAAGATGAAGTTGCGCGTGGTTATTGCACATGAGAATCCTGAGTATCAGGCTTCTTTCCGTGCGAAGTTCGTGAAGCTCCTTGCTGCGTTCGAACTCCCGACGGATAACATCGACTGGAATAATCCGACTCTCGGATTCAAAGGTAAGTCTGTCTATGCGTTGATTGAGGATAACGCTGTGATTCAACGTGGTTCTCCTACGAAAGCTGACCTTGCGAAAGGTATTAAAGAAGGCCCAGTTCTCGTGAATCCTAAGACGAAACAACCGTTGGTCAAACACTATCCACAGATTGTTGGTGGATTTGATACGGTTGAAATCTACGGGTTGGCTGAAGTTGCTGGTGCGTTGTAAGTAAACAGAACTGCTCTTGTCCCGTAGCAGGATAATATACGGGACACCTTTAATTTTATGAACAAAACATATGAACAAGTGATGGATGAGTTAGCTAGTTCAAAACTACAAACAGAAAGTTTACTAAAAGAACTTAAGCCATTAACTCCGACATTTATTTGGGTTGCATTCTTTGAAAATTCCAGTAATGTTGTGTGTTTGACAGAAGAAGAAGCCAAGGCTTGTTATCCCTTAATTAGAAAATCATACAATAAATATATACTAGACAATGCTCCGCTCACCTCCTAAACTCAAATACTCCGGCCTGACTATCGTGATGAGCAATCCATCTCGTATGGATACCCATCGCCTTATGTCAGGTAATGGTGGGAGTATGATGGATGGATTCTGTCTCCGTCCTGAGATGAATAGTATGATGTGTGATGTGAGACTTAAAGATGAAACTGCTCCACTACTACCGGAAACAAAATGTTTGCTTGTGCTTGGTGAAGCTGCCATGCACAAATACTTTCCTGATACTCTGGGTAATACGATACACGAAATGAGGGGTAGCCTCTTCTCGTATAAAGGTATCCCGACTATCTGTTCGTATCTCCCACAAGATGCAGTTGACATATACAAAAATTATGAAAAAGAACATAACCCACTATCTATGGATTATACGCCAGACGATAGTTTATCAGAAGACGGTGAGGAAGATGAGGGCGATGTCAAGAGACACGGTAAGACCAAGCGGACTAACTATGCGTTTTGGCTCAGGGCAGACGTTCGGAAGTGTAAATATTTACTATCTGTCTCTGGAGAGAATTCTATTTCTGTCCCAGCTTGGATGCTTCTCTCAGCAAGAGAGGGACATAATCAATGCAGAGTATTTCCCGGCTCCTCAGAAGTTATCAAAGTCCTCACGGAAACGAAAAACCAAGAACTCTTCTTCGACATAGAGACTGATTATGAGCAACAAAATCTACAATGCTTTTCGTTCTGTTTCGGAGACGGGATTATTTATTCTGTCCCTATCCTTGATTATACCTATCGCCCTGCTTATCCTGATTACTATAAAATTATGCGAGCATTGGCAGCTGCTGTTAGGGACAATACTCTTATTGCTCATAATGGTGCTTGCTTTGATTTCTTTGTCCTCGCATATAAGTATAAGATTCCAATAAACAAGACGTATGATACTCTCATCGCGATGCACCGTTGCTTTCCTGATGTAGAGAAATCATTAGGACATTGCACGAGCTACTGGACATGGGAGAAGTTTCACAAGGACGAGGACTCTCATGGGTATAGAACGAACGAACAGATGATGGCACGGATGAGATATTGTGGGAAGGATGTCTATACTATGCGACTAATTAAACGTGCGATTGACGAGTATGCAAAGACAATCCCAGGACTCCAGAAGTCAATAGACGATGCTATGGCTTGTATCCGTCCTTACCTAATCTTCACATTACAAGGTATTAACGTAAACGAGACAATGGTGAATGAGATGTGTGCAGAGAACGACCGACTGATGGTTCAGTATAATCGGCTGACTGAGTTCTTTATTGGTCAGTCGGGATTGAATGAGATTCGTGGAGGGAAGAAGCTAGGTATGTTTGCTGGTTCTAATAAGCAATGCACGAAATACTTTCATGATATGTTAGGCTATCCAGTAGTAGCGAAAGGTAAGCCGAATGTTCATGGTCAGCAAGCACCATCACTTGGTAAGAAGGCATTGTATAAGCTGGCTTTGAAAGTAGAGAACCCTGTGATTAACCTAATTTGTGCTTATCGTGCAGTGAAGAAAGAAACATCAAGACTACGGTTCTTGCCGTGGGATATGGATAAAGTTTAATATGCGTGACTCATGCCAATTTCAAATCGGGGGTCCTAAAACCTTCAGATTAGGTAGTAGGGCTATCATGAAAAAGCCCCGTCTAGTCCCATCTACTAACGAGATTAAAGACCGTGGTCTGGGCGGGAACTTACAGAACATTGAGAAGTCAATGCGCGAGATTTATATCCCAGACGGTTTCACTCCAGTCTTGAAAGATAAATGTTCATACTACATGGCATCTGGCGACCTATCTATATTCACTGACGAGGAGCTAGCGTCACTCAAGATATTCGTTCAGACAGACCAGTCAGGGGCAGAGGCATTGGCTGTTGCGTATCTGTGTAAGGATGGAGATTTCCGTCAGTTGTTTATTCATGGAGTTAAGCCTCACGTCTATGTAGCACTTCATGTATTCAAAGACATCTGGAAAAAGAAGATGCGTGAGTCAGCAATGCTTGGAGATATTAAGTGTGACATTGACGGGATACTTAATACTCCTATTCGTGACTTAAAGTCTAATCCTTACTGGAAAGATTTGGACAGACTGATTAAAGATTCTGATAACTGGTCATTAGACCAACGATACTATTACCTAGCGAAACAGACGTGTCACTCAGCGAACTATGGTATTACTCCTCAGCCATTTCGTATGAACATATTAGAGAAGTCAGGTGGTAAGATTGTGATTAGTTCTGAGGATGCAGAGCATTTCATTGAGACATATCATACTCTATTTCCTGAGATTCGTGATTGGCATAGACGGTTACGTTCACAGGTAGAGTTAACGAAGATGATGTATAACCTTCACGGATATCCGTATATGGTTACGTCACATGAGACTCAAGAGACGACATGGAAAGAGTTATTCGCATGGATACCGCAGTCGTCCATCGGTATGATAACGAACATAGCGTTTGCTAGATTGCAAGAGTATACAGAGTCTGAGAAACTACCTTGGGACAACATGATTAACTGTCATGACTCCATCCTATCTCAATGTCCTGTTGGACAAGAAAAGCTTTTAGGTGCTAAACAGCAGGAAGTTATTGAACAGTCGTTCGTATCTCCTGTTGATGATGCGCCTTTTCGTATGCGGTCTGAAACACAATACGGTTTTAATTGGGCGCCTTTTAAGGCTCCAGACAAGAATAAATGTGGATTACGTGAATTAAAATTACCATGACTAATAAGGAACGCTGGTTAGCATATACTGACGGACTTTCTTCACCACAGAATTACATAGATTGGGGTTGGCGATTCGTGATTGCCTCTTCATTACAACGTCGAGTGGCATATGGTGCAGACCCTAAGACTGGATACATGCCTTTATATGCCAATATGTATGGAGTATTATATGGGCCACCAGGAACTGGTAAGTCAATCTTACTAGACCAAGTCGGATTCTTTCTATCATATCACAAGAAGAAAGACTTCCACACAGCTAAAGCAACATCATCAAAAGAGGAGGCTTTTGTTATAGCTCAGACCGAGAAAACGAATCTTGAAATTGCAGAGGATTCTCTTATCAAAGCTAAGAAAACTGGTGAGACAGTTGACCCTCCATTATTCCCTTCTGCTCCTGATGCTACGACGTATGAGGCTCTTGTTGATTCGATGTCAGGTTCGTTTCGTCGGATTAACTATACGAAGGTATTACCAGACGGTGGACAGAAGCTAGAGGTGTATGGTCATTGCTCGATGTATTTTAAGTTAGACGAGTTGGGTTCGTTGTTTCGTAAGAAGGCTGATGCAGTAGTGAACTATCTGTTAGGTCTACATGGTTGTCCGAATGAGTATGAATATAAGACTAAGACAGCTGGTGAGGATAGAGTATTGAGAGGCTGTTTGAACTTCTTAGCTGGAACGACGCCTGAATTTATGGAAGAAGTTAGCAATGACAAACTTATCGGAAATGGGTTCTCTGCACGTTGCTATTTTATATGTGCGAATAAGAATCGCAAGACAGTATTCTCTCCACCAAAACTAACTAACGAACAGTTACAGTATCGTGACGAGTTATTAGCCCACATCAAAGAGTTAGCGAAACTATATGGTGAGGCTAAAGTGTCAGACGAAACCCGCGCTTGGTTAGTTAAATGGTGGGAAGATTGTGAGTCAGGAAAGATAGAGCGGGCGAATAAAAGTGCAAAGCTGGATAGCTACTATGCTCGTAAGAACATTCATCTTATCAAGACTGCAATGATGGAACACTTCGGTGAGTCAACTGAACTATTCATTCCACAGGAACGATTTGAAGAAGCAGCAGAAATTCTGGCGAAAGAGGAAAAGACAATGCACCTTGCCCTTACGGTGGACAAAGGTAATCCTCTGGCGAAGGTAACGAACAAGGTGTATGATTACATAGTGAAGAACGGTAAACCAACTATGGTAGACCTTATCGCAGAATTTTGGGACGACTTACCACAAGGTAATAAGTCAATGGATGAGCTATTACAGCACTTAATAGCTATGGACAAAATACAACAAGCAGTGCTAGAGACTGGAGCAATAACATATCAAGGATTATGAAAAGACTATTTCCAACTTTTCCATTCTGGAAAAGACTCTGGTGTTTCTGTTTTCATAGAAACTATACAGCTAGAAAAAAAGCAGGATATATGGATAGTTGTCATTGCAATATCTGTGACAATTACTGGTATGAACATAAGTAACAAGAAACCCTCTCCCAACTAAACGGGAGAGGGTTTGTAGTTTAGACGTATAGAGTTATGTCGCAATAGCTTTAACCCCAACTATCCGTTCACCAGCAGAATTAGAGCGACAAGTAAACTGTAACCACCATCCACCTAATGGACGAGCTGCACGACCACCTTCAATATGCCAGCCATTACCACCATCACACTCGTGTTTATAGCAAGAGCCGCGTAAGAATAGTTGCTCCTTCTTTACGACTCTACCATTATTATTTATTCTGGTCATTAAGTTAATGTCTTGATTCTTTCTGTGGACATGGCCTGAATAGAATATATCAGCATCATACTGTCCACGTGTGCGGGAGTTATCTATCAACCCGCGAGTTACTTCACCCCCTCCTCCGTAGCCATGGTGGTAGCATAAATCAAGGGCGACAGATGTATTAGAGCTAGAGAACTTAAATTCAAATGTAACAAATCCTTGGTATGAACCAAGCTTGCAATCTAACTTCTCTGTGAGTTCTTGTAGAACATCAAAGTCGTGGTGTTTTAGGATAGCTGTCTCATGATTGCCATAAGTGATTAGAGCTATTTGTTCTTTGTATGGCTTATAGAACTTGTTGGCAGTTCTAATGACTTTATTTAGATAGTCTGACCCTCTATGTTCTTCTCTTATTTGTTCTTCTGATTTTCTCTTATCCCACTTCCCCTGCATCAAACATAGTGTATCCCCAAACTTAAATATAGGAGCATCTTTGATTACCGCTTCTGTATGATGTTCATGTATCGTTTTGTGGTCAGAGTGTTTGTTGTCCCAGTGCTCGTCTGACATCAATAACGCGTATCTAACATCGCCAGAGCGTAGGTTATTAAAAGTCAATTTACTAACCTGTTGACTGATTTGTTTTATGTGCCAGTTATGTTTCATGTGTTAATGGGTTAAGGAACAGCTGATGATTTAACTTCGTTGATTGTCTTGTGTTTCATGTAGTCCATCAATTCTTCTTGTGCTGCATCTGCACCTTCCATTCTGCTGAGGTATCCGATATACTTCATGAATGACAATGGCATATTCTCCATTGAGGGGAATGTAGCATACTCATTCTGTTTGAGGGACTTTAGCTTGGACATCATCACGTCAGGTTTGTCGTGGTATGTATCCATAATGTTCTGAACGAGGGACGGTAGTTGCTGCATAGCAGTAGGCAAGTCTTGTTCCATCTTGAACTTCTTCTGTCCGAGGTTCATGTATGGATTAGATGCTTCGTCAATCTCGTTGTAAGGTAATCCTTCTACCATATCAAACCGACGTAATTGACCCATCTTGTCAGATAGCATTTTCTTCTCGGCTGGTAGGCCAGTGATTAGTCCATGATTGATGCCCTGATTGATAGCTATACGAGATAGCTGGAAGTTAGACGAGAGTGTATGCATAGTAACAGCCTTAGCCAAGTCTACCCAATTTACGTTCGGGTCGTTAGCAATAGCAGTAGAAACTTGGTGGAGAGTAGATGCCAAGTCAGATGCAACTTCATCCATAGGGAATGTAGCTCCTTGAGGATTGTTCTTGTATGCAGCATCGAACGGGTATTTAGCTAACTGGCTAAGCAACCCACCAAACCCAGCGAACTGCATTGCAGCTATCATATTGTATGCGACAAGTCCTTTGTTACCTTCAAGTCCTTTGTCAGAGGCAGATATCTCAGCCAACGACGGGATGGTAGACTTCTTACCTTGAATGTCTTGGCGCAATTCCTTAATTATGTATCCGCCAATAGCAGCACCAAAGATACCAGTAATAAGAGGAGCAATATCTCCGCGTGTAGCAGGTTCATAGATGTCCTTCATGAAGTTGTTTGTCTGAGCGATACTCCAGTGAGCGAGGGAGAAGAATCCAGAGAACTCACTATCATTCAACATCCAAGCTGGCATAGAGCGGATGTCTCCAGTTCCGTGAATGTAGTTAGCAGAACGAGAGGCTAGTTGTTTAATCTCTTCTGGAGAGTATAGCTTATTTGGGTTGTATGACGGGTCGAGGTTCTTGAGGAACTTCTGAGCAGTAATATCTCCAGCCGCTCCTCTAGCTATCTTCGACGGTATAATAACCTCGTTCATAGACTGGACTAGTCCAGTAGATACCTTAGTAGTAAGGTCATTCAACGTAGACACTTTACGAATAATCCGTGACGCTGCCTGTAACCGTTCTGCAGCAGTAGCATTACCATCTACCATTTGCATTGCAGAACGAGCGGTAAGTTTCACGACCCCATTCTCTACTGCAGTATTATACCCATGCATAACATTACCCACAGCATGAGTCACCGCTTTTGCTAATACAATTGGGTTAGACGAGAGACTAAGAGTCTTGACAATGTTAGACACAGTCTTATGTAACTCTAGTGCTGGGCCAGATATAAAGGCCGAGGAGACTAACGAGGATAATGATTGCTCGTTACCTTCTGCGGGAGAGACTGGTTCACCCTTCCAGTGTTCGAGTAGTCCCTTCACAGCAGGATTGTTGGCGAGAGAGGATATTCCTTTATCACCAACTACCTTATTATTCCATGCGTCCTTGTCCTGTCCTAACGCTGCTAATACGTTATGGTCTTTCTCCATGAACTCGTAGTGTGACGCGTCGATAGCTGCACGGTCGAAGTATCGTTCTAGGTTACGAACAGGGTCAGTCTCACGGAAGGAAGGAGGGAGAGGAGTTCCTTGAGCCTTGCGGTGGGCGTTGAAATAGTCTTGATGGGAGATGTCGCTATTCTTGATTGAACCTTGTAGAGACTTCTTATAGTTGTCAATACGCTCTTGAGACGCAGACTCAGACAGGCCGAGTGTCTTAGTGTTATAGTCGTGGAAGATAGCATCGAGCTTATCAATCGCAGCGTGGTCAGTATTATTCCTATACGTCTGTTGAACCTTCTGATTAGCCATTCCTGGGAAATAGAACTCGTCTTGCTTGAGATTACGCTTCACATAGATAGTTCTACCATTGACGGACTTAGCTTCTGTGATAGGCTCACCAATAGACAGACGGTATTTACCAGAGTCGTCGATTAGTTGACGGGCTTTGTTATAGAAGTTTCTTTCAGCTGCGGAGCGTAAAAGCGGAAGGCCAGATGTCTTAGTGGCGAGTTCGTGGTTGAAGGCCATCATGACACGGTCTTTCTGTATCTTGGACAAACCTTCTCCAGCTTGAACGATTGCGTTCTTCCAACGACCTTTTAGTTCAGTCTCACGGTTAAGAGCTTTCGTTGCAGAGTCAGCTAATAGACCTGCTGCTTTCTGTGGGATGTCACAAACCTTATCTATGACAGAACGAAAGGCTGCACCTATCTTACCCATGTATTTGTCTTTAGGCAAGTTCAATTCTTCTGGGGTATGAGACTGTCCTTCTGGAGGTTTGGGTAAAGACTTGACTATTGACTTCTCATTAGGGTCGAATGTTCCCCGATTGCCAATAGCAGACTTGATTTGTTCGGGATGAAACGCTACTACTTCATGTAGTATACCGTTCCCATAAGACACTATTCCATCGTATCCTTGAGCCTTAGCTTTAGCTTGAATTTCACCAGTTAAATTACCATTATCTTCCATGGCTTTATCTACCAAATCCGCAGCTTTTTCTCTAGGCATTCCAAGCTTCTCTAGTGCTTCTATATTAGACTGATGAAAACCACCAGTTAGTATTAATGGTTTTTCAAGTTTAGCATATACTGGATATACCATACCACCTTTAACTTTTTCAGCAAACTGATTATTTGCTGCATAAGCCGATGCAGTATTTTCATTTGGTGTTAGGTAAATACCCTTGCCAAGTGTTCCTTCCTTGGATTGTTTGAAAGAATCTATATCTGCATTAGTGCCGTGATATAGACGAATAGGTTCACCTTTTTCATCCTTCAACACACTATTCCCAAACCATTTCTTAAACTCAGGAGTATCAGTTTGTTTCTGCCTAGGTAAAGATGCAGAACGAGTTCCTTCCGACCCATCACGATTAGAGTTAATCACTCCCTCTGAATGCTTAAATACAGTATCTAGCATCGAGAGATTATCCTTACCCAATCCAATCAATCTGCCCAAAGCTTCTTTGAGTCTAGTGAGTATAGATTTCCCACCATCTATCCTGATGTTTGCTAGACGTTCTTGGAACTCATGGTCTTTAATTGCCTGAGCAATAAACTCGTCAATGTTACCCATAGCATATGCAGTAGCATGACCAACACCCTGTAAGCGGTTTAGTGCCTCGTCAGGATTACCAGCTACTCCATCCTTTCCGAACAACTCGTCATGAATACCAAGAGCCTTAGCAGTATCAATGTATGCCTTGATAACACCCTTAGCGTGTTCGTTCTTTCCGTTTTTAAGATACTCTTCTAGTTCGGCCAAATGCAAAGCACCCTGACCCTTAAAATTAGGAAACTTATGCACAGTCATTCCATGAACAGCTTCTTCTAATACTACCCTAGCATCAGCGGCAGAGTGAGTTCCGATGTTCACTTGGTCGTCAGTAGGGTCATAATGAGAGCGGACAATTTCTCCCTTCTCGTTGAGTAATTGATTAGTATCCAATCTATCATCGTGATTCCATTTCACCCCAAGAGACTTAGTGTCAGACATATTAAGCAGAGCCTTAGCTAAAGGAGCATAAGGATGGTTTGGTAAGTCTGCTAAGTGCTGTAAGATGCTACCAGTTGTAGCTGCACCAGACTTGATGTGTGATTGTAGGGCAATTGGTATACCAATCTTTCCACCACCTACTCCAACAGTAGGAACACCTTTCGGGTCAAAGTCTACACCATATTTTCGTAACGTATGTTCAGACACTGTGCTACCAGCAGCATGGATAATCTCCCCGAATTTACCAGTAATAGGACGGACGAGATTGTAGTAATCAGTATCAGGTATATTCCCTCTACCCTTCTGTAATCCAATATACTTTGGACGAGTAGAGTCAGACGGTGGAGCATTAACATTACCCTTCTGCTCGAACTGTTCAGCTACCAACTCTGCTTGAGTTTTCGGTTGAGTATTGTCATTACGTTGCTCACGTTCACGCGCTTTTGCCTCCTCAACTACAGGATTAACTTTAGGTAATACCGGAGGAGCAGTTACCTTAGAACCAATACCATTTTGCGCCAACTCCTCAACCTTAGCTTTCAAGAAATCTTGAGCATTGGCAGACACGGGCGCGGGCGAAGCCTGCGACGTGGGCAGCCCTGTGCTTTCATTAGAAGCTTTGGGAGTAGTTAACTTACTCTCAGTTAGTATATCAGACGTTTTGGCTGGGCGCGAGGAGTTATTAACCTCAGGAGACGGCTCTTGCCAACGAGAGCCAGCCCCAATCTCTCCACCTTGGTAGTCAGTATCTTCCATCTTGTCGGGCAAAACAGACTTAGATAACTCAGCTTGGTGCAACTGTTCACGCATATCATCAGGGTGTAGGTCACGAAGCTGGTCGTTAATAGTCTGAGCCTTGGCCTTTTCGATAGGGTCAGTAATGTCAGATACCTTCTTGAGATTAGACAAGAACATCTGTTTGATACGCTTGTCATTAATCTGATAACGTCCTTGCTCATCTACAGCACTGTAAGGAGTCTCAGCTTCTCCACGCTCTGGAGTCTTAACATCGGCAGTTGTAGTCTCATTACCATTCGTAACTTCTGGTGCAGGTTCTTCGGCATGACCAGTTAATTTCGCAGCCCACTTAGCCTGACGGCTAAACAATGCACCACCAGCAACTTGAGCAGCTAGGTCTGTGCCAGATGGTAGCCCTTGACCAGTAGCTAGACCGATGCCAGTGTTAATGGCAGGATTCAATCCAGCACCCATCAATGTCCCTGCAATAGCCTTATTCTGTGCAAGACGTTCAACAGCATCTTCCGCCCCTCTTCCAATCAATCTTCCAGCAACAGCCTTCCCAGCCCTTAAAGCATCCATTGACGGACGACCACCTGATGCAATAGCAGATGCTATAATATCAGTAGCGAGAGCAGTCTTAGGATTAGCAGCAGCAGCTTCTTCTGCAGCCTGCTGTTGAGCAGCATACAAAGCTTCTGGCTCGATAGCTTGTTGTGCTTTCTGTCCAACATAACCACCGCCAGATGCACCAATAATACCAGCACCAATTTCAATAGCTGGAACAGTAACAACTGCAGCTGGAGGAAAAGCTGCACCTACACTAGCAGCTAAAGGAGCACCAGCAGCCATACCACCAAAGAAGCCAACACCACCGCCAACATAACCACCAGCATGGGCAGCAGCTGTGCGACCGATAGTTCCAAGAGTCCCTACGCTAGGATTTTGTTGAGCAGCCTGTTCTTCTGTGGTTAAGAATACCAATGGCTTATTAGCATACTGTTGGGGATTGCCGCCAGCGTCAGCAATCTTTTGTAATTCTTCTGGGGTGGGTAAACGTGTGATAGGCATATTATTATTCGTAACCAAGTGAATCTAAGATAGAACCAGAAGCTCTACCTATTAAATGACCAACTCCTTTTGCAGCAGCTTTTAGCCCATGACCAGCAACAATAGCAGGAACAGTAACTGGTGCAGATATTAAAGCAGCTTCACGACCTAGAGCAGGAAGGAATTGACTTCCTATTGTATTTTTCTTTTCATCCTGCTCTATCTCTGCCCATTGATGTTGCAACTTTTGCTTTTTTAGTTCTCTGTCTGTTATAGAATGCACAGCATCCATAGCTTTCTTTTGAAGGTCTGCAGATGCAGTTTGGATTGGGATATATTGTGGTTTCTCTGGAGTTCCTTGATTGTAGTATATTTGACCTGATGAATCAGCAGCATGGAGTTCGTCTACTGGAATAAGAGAATGCTGTTTATCTGGTGATACTCCGTATGAATTATTAAAATTTACAGATGGTTGACCACCATCCGTTACTGGCATAGCTACAGACATAGGAGCATAAACTCCTGGTAATCCAGGAACTGGTTCATCTGATTGTGCACCAGCCATTGCATTAGCCATACCAAATGGATTTCTGCGCATTGACACTTCACCAGTTAAGAGGTCAGTATACGGAGTATACATTTTCATTGAGTCTGGTTGACCACCATACGGTGCGAGAGAGGACTCACGCAGAATATTAACTCTATTAGCTCCTAGTATATATGGAGATAATCCAAGTCGTTGTTGGTCTACTGAACTACCAAGCATAGCTTGGGCTACTCCAGAATTAGCAATATATGGTGCAGCTTGTGCTTGTCCTTTAGCCAAACTGAGAGAACTATCTTCTGTGAACGGAAGTCTAGCTTGTTCACCTAACAGCTTAGTTCCAGTATTGGATTGTTGTAATCCATAGTTAGTAGCTTCTTGCGGAAGACCAGCTAACTGATATGTATTACGAGAGCCTTGTAATTGTTCATTGCCAAGTTCTGTGTTAGCCTGTTCTGGTATTACCCCGTTAACAGAACGAATAGATTCTAATTTCAATCTATTTGCAGCAGTCTGCTTAGCAAGATTAGATTCGTTAAGTAATCTATCAGCATCAGATTGAACTCCACCGTTTGAAGCAAAAATAGATTGAGTGCCTTGCTCATTAAGATTCGACGGCATTAAATCATGATTAACCATTCCCGCAACATACGCTTTTTTAGCCCTATCGTAGTTAGTATCCTCCTCAGGGTTATCAGGATTAAATGGGGATGGCCCAGTATATCCTGGGAGATTACGCATCGGGATTTTATCTACTAAATCACCAAACGTCTTCTGTTGAATATTCTGGTTGATTTGAGCCAGTAATGGTGCATTTGCTATTGCACTGTTTAACTCCATAGCCCTTCCAGCAGAAGAATTAAACATTCTACCGAGAAGGTTTGGCTGTTTCATCAACGGAACAACCTCACCGTTCGCATTTACAGGTTGACCATCTTTAACCCCAATAGCATCAGGGTTACGTCCATACGAATAGGCTAAATTGCCCAATAAATTAAAAGCTAAGTCAGACATATAGTTATATTATTTAAAGTAACTCTCTACTTGGTCTTGATAGTGGTTAATCTTATCCTGTATTCCAAAAGGATTATTTACTGCGTTAGCTGTTTTGTGATATGCGTCTGCTAAGCTATTAACATAGTCATGACCTGCTTGATTAAAAGTTCGAATACCCTGTGCATTAGCAGGATTCAAATGCGCATCAGTGAACTTCGGAACAGCAGTAGCTGATGCTGCACCATTAGTCGCTGATGCTGCACTACCAGCTGCAGCAGCCGTAGGACTAGAAGTCGGTATACCACCCATATCAGGTGCACCAGCAAAAGCTGGAGAAGCACCACCGTTTTGGCTGTTAATACCAGCATGAATTTGTGCCTCAGATTTCATGGGTGCTCCATGTGATACCACCTGCTTAACAGCATCCTTTGCCTTGTCGAATGCACCACCTAACCGTCCTCTTACCATAGTAGATTGTGCCATGTCAGCACCAGACTGTTGCATTTTCATTGCTTCATTTTGAGAGTCTAGTGATGCTTTACCGATTAGCTGACTATTATCCTCAACAGTAGGAGCTTGGAAAGGGGTATACTTAGCATTAAAGAATGAGTAAGGGTCGGTCATTCTTTGGAAGTTCTGTTTGGCTACTAGCTGTTTATTAGAAACTGGCCCATTATACAGTGGGTCAACAGCATCTAAACTCTCGGTGAGATTATCCATTATACTCCTTGTAGTTCAGCAACCATGTTAGTATAGCGATTGAGTGCAGATTCTTTCTTTCCGTTCTTAATGTCTTTCACGCAATCGGTAACTACTCCATAGATATATTCCAACTCTTTATCCGTGAGCATAGGAACGATACTTGGCGCAGTCTTGTAATACTCAACCACAAGAACGGCAGGAACATATTCATCACGGAACTTGCGTAATACTTCCAACTCCTCACAATCATCAGGCAATCCCTTATACTCACAGCAAGCAGTAGTCAAGTAGCAACCACCAGAAGCATTTTGACTTGTAGTAGTTCCTTTCGACGCAGATGATACACCGGCTAATTGATTACCAAATGACGATGCAAAGGAGAATGGGGTAGAGAGTGTGGCATTAGCTTGAGTAGGATTGAACTGGCTAAGACCAAAGTTGGTGGATGTATTACCAGCTTGGTTAATAGCATTGATAGGATTAAACGCAGTGTTCTGCGACTGAGCCACAGCATTAGACGCGCCAAGAGCATTACCAAGAGCCACTCGTTTAGCCTGTAAAGCATTGCCAAAGTTCATTGCATTAGCAACCGTGTTCATCGGATTGGATAATCCAAGATTACCGGTAGCAGCATTAGATTGATTCAAAGACCGTTCTACGGCACTTTCCTCCCCACCAGACAGACCATTAAGGTTAATAGAATTAACAAGATTGGACGCTTGGCTATTATTCGCTGCTTGAGCTGGATTGAGTAGATTCGTTAGTCCAGAACCCATCAACGCATATAATCCACCAGCACCGGCAAGATTATCAGCTGCTCCTAGAGTTTGTTGTTGAGTTAGGTCAGTCCCAGCCTTAGCATATCCAGGAGCATAAGTGTTTAACTGGTTAAGCCCAGACGCAGTATACATCGGATTAGCATTGGCCGCAGCCCCAGCTAACTCGTTAGTAACAGGTGCAACTTGATTGGTTGTCGTGGCTAAAGACTGAGGAAGATACTGGTTGTATAATGCCAGCATCTGTTGAGGAGTGGCTTGAGGAGTAGTTGAACCTTTAGATGCACCACCACCGCCAGAATAGTAACGAAGACCGAGTCGTTTCTCGATTAGAGAATTATGAATCATAAGATTAAGTTAGTTTAGTGTAAAGTTTGTTAGTGTTAAATTTCCTGTGCGACCCGTGACGAATAGCTTCGAGTTTATATTCTGGCCATTGTTCTCTAGCCCTTCTAGCAAATGCTTTTAGATTAGTTAGGTTCATTGCTAGATTCTCTGTGACAAACACAATCTTCTGTTCATCGTCCTTTACAGCAAGAATCATGCCAGTTAATTGGTTATCAGAATTGACCGAATAGAACATAGTCCCATCATGAATACCATCTCGTATCATTGAGGCAATACGAGGTTCTTCTAATCCCATGAACGTAGTAGTTCCTCTGTTCAATAATACAAAGTCGACTAAGTCACGAATAGTTAAATAAGTTTTGCTCATTTTGTTGTGGACTGTGTCATGAGAGGATTCATATTGTCCGATTCCTGAACCATCATCGAGACGTATGTCAATGAACCAGAACCAGTCCATTCAACAAGAGGAAATGATTTCCACCCTTGCTGCGCATTTAGAAAAGAGAATAACACACTAGATACCTGTGTATTGAGGTCTGGCATGTTAACTAACCCACTATACGGATATGCTGGCGGGATATACTTAATGTCCTTGGTCTGAGTAGTTGGGTCAGTAAGACGATTATCAGTGAATGGTATAGCACTGATAGTGCAATCGGAAGTGATGTTATTCAACACACAGCGTATGTTATTCACTGACTGTGACATCTTCGGCGCACCAGATAATGCTCCTAGACGGACATATGCAGTAGCATAATCTATCCCACCATACAGGGTATATAATTCATCATCCTCAGTAATACAGTATAACCGTTGTATAGACAACTCAATTTTAGCTAATGCCTTAATCAATTTACCACCTGTTTGTGAGGTATCAAATGATGTCCAACAGCCGAGGATAGTATCATAGATAACTAGCAAAGGTCCGAAGATAGTGTTCACTCCGTATATCTCATAGTTGTCGTATAGGATGGCAGCAGCTAGGTTAGCATCCTGCACAATACCTTTGAACGTAGAGGAGATAGTCGCCGAGAACTGACTATTGCGCCCTTCGTTTTGCTGTTGTTGGATAGCATTGAAAGAACGGATACCAGTAAGGTCAATGAATTTAGTATCACCTAACGAATCTAGTATGGCACGGTCTGATAGACATGTAGCATTAAACAGGAATGTCCGGATGAAAGTATACTCTCCAAATAGTGTCGGGGCGGTAGGAGAAGTATTCTGAGTTACAATGAAATTAGCATTAGACGCAGCAACAAATATACCACCAGATGACGCTGGACGTAAGCAAGTAATACCACCAACTCCAACAGAGTATGCAGTAGTAGAGGCATCTCCACCGCCATGTTGCGTGAACGGAGGAATGGTAGTGTTGTCAGCCAATCCAAAAGGAACATTCACCATAAAGTCTAACGGACGACCAGACACAGAACGATAAATAAATCCACCGTCTTGTGACGCTACGTATAACACTCCGTTATTCCATGCCATGACATTACCGATAGGAACATACTCACGTTGGTCACCGTCAGTAGCGACGGTTACGTTAGTGTTGTCAGTATATGTGATGTGCCACTGTCCATAGCTCTGGGTTGTCTTGACATGTATTCCACCGCCAGCGTCTAGATATATAAACTGTGGTTGGTTAATATTATCCTGAACCAGAAGTCCGGGATTATTACCAGCATTAGCACCAATTACATTAGACAATTGTATCCCACCAGCAGGGTTAGATGTTCCAGTATTCCCACCAGTAGTCCCTGCATTAGCAAGACGGACGTAATTAGTAGTCCCGACTGGAACAACACATGTCCAGTAACGAGGAGCAGTTGTTGACATATCAAATCCAGTAATCTTAGTCCAACCAGTGTCAGTATAGTATCGGTAATATGCACTACCGGCGACGAATAGAATTAAGTAATTGCCGAAAGTAACTAACTCTTGTTTAAGCCCTGTCGGTGCAGCAGGGTCTTTGATTCCGTTTTTGATAGGCTGTAATACGTCATACCGATTACGAACATTAAACGCTTCACGATACTGATTATACCCAATGTCGTATGGATTACTACCTAACTTATACTTAGTATTCACTGGTAGACGAGTATCGTCCACTAGCAAGTTCATTCCCCCAGAGAAACTATTTTGAGTAAATTCCATATCTATTAGCGTCCAGTTATACGATATGCATATCTCCAGTCTCTCCCAAACCCAACACGAGGATTAATCTCGTCATGAGGATTAGCACACATGGATACAACATCGTCAGTCCCACGGTTAGCGTCTTCATGAATCTGGGCAAGAGATTGAGTAGCTTTCTGTTGGTATGAGATAGCAGCTTGTAAGTTACCTGACTCTTCGTAGTAGAGCTGGAGAACCTTATTAACTAGCACATTATCATACCCAACTGCCGGAAACTCGTCATTATCATTCTCGAGATACGGTAGGGCTTTCTTGTATAGCACTTCTACCCAACCTAATAGCGGGTTAATGTTCGGTGGATACCAAGGAGAAGTAGAAATGTCTACAATCTGGAACTTAGCCTTGAGTTTGTCGTTAGCAATATATGATATCTGATTACCATCGATGTCACTCGCATACACATCATACGTCGAGTGTGCATTTTTAGTGAGAGACGATACGTCAAGATATGCATTAACTGTCTCCTTACTCAATGCATCCATCGTCACAGATTCAGAGATATTTGCTGACCCATCAACAGCACCAGAGATATTCACAACTATTGGTGGATTCTCTACGGCTTTTACTGTCAAAACTAACGTAGACTGATTAGTTAATGACGTTTGCAAAGTCTGGAGATTTTTAACCCGCCAGTTTCTCCAGCCATCAGGCCAGTTAAACTGGTTATATCTCGGGCGCATTTGTGACAGAGTTATGGCAATCTGAGAGTATTGTTCTCTCATTGCCCGTATCTGTCCGACGTAGTCAGGTAATGCTATCGTCTGGTTAGCATTAATCTTAAAGCACTGCTCTTCCAAACATCCTGCCATGTCAGATTGCTGATACAATTCAACAGCAGCTTCGTTTACGAACCGAAGCATAACTGAGCGTTGAGAATCAACAGATGGGTTCATACCCATCTTCTTACCGACTTGTGAGAGGATGTAGGAGAGAGGCATATTAGATATATTCGGTGATTTTAATGGACGACGTAACAGCAGGCAAACTATTAAACATATCAGTAGCACCATCTAACGAGTTTAGAGCAACTTGATTAGTAACACAACCATAGTATGCTGAGAACGTAGTAGGAGTAACAATACCCCAAGACGCGATAGAATAAGTCAGAATAACCTGTGTAATAGCTCCAACAACATTTAACTGACAAGTCGTAGCAGCTACCATTGCAGTTGCACTAACACGAGAGTCTAAAAGTGCAGCAATCATATTAGTAGTATTAGCACTCTCAGCTAGATTGAGAATAACCTCAACATCAATGGTGGATGTAGCACTCGAGGGAGTAAAGGCTGCTGCAGAGAAACCTAGTTTTAGGTTAGTAGTAGTTAACGCAGCATTAAGAGCAGGACGGGCAGTAGGCGCAGTGTTGTAGTTGGTAATACTCTTGGCAGCTGATACAGTATTAACGCGCTGCAATATACGACCCAGCGTAGTAGGAGCAACCATAGCCCATGTTCCACTGTCTAAAGCACCAGCAGTTGCAACTTGAGGAACCTTACCAGCATTAGCTGTTGTAACTACGTTAACATCAGTAAACAAACTTGGCGGCTTTATTGTAATAAAGCCATTCTTATCTGTATTCACTCCAAGCACATCGCCAGCTGAAACACCAACTGCAGCTATTTGAATTGCAGAAGGAGTGGTATTTCTTTGTCCAGAGTATTTCGGGACAGATATGTTACATAATGGGTCAACACCATTTACAGTATAAGCTTCTAACGTGCTATTACCTCTTGAGTTAGTAACGTCAACTAAACCGGTGGTTGGTGCATTAGAAAATACCTGACGAGCCGTTACACTATTATCTATAATCTGTCCAGACGATGCTGGTGTCACTGCATTAAGTATAGGACTTCCGGCTACTGCTTGTCGAGCTATCTTGGTTTGTGTGACAGCCAGTGGTTTAATCACTGGAGTTCCAGGACTTGCACCTGAACCTTGCAAATCTCCCCAAACTAAACCAGCATTGGTAAATAGGGACGTAGTAAGAACACCATCAGCTGATATAGCAGTTAGCCCAGGATTTAGGGCAGCCAACCATGCAGCTACAATACCACCTTGTATGGATGCAGAGCTAACAGAACTTATGTTAGATGCTACTATTGTATTTGCTGCTATTTGATAACCTTGGATAGACCCAGGAGCAATCGCGGCTTGTGATAAACTTACCCAGTTTAAGTATGTGGCATCAGTAGCACCACCAGGATTCCAGACATAGCCAGTGACATACGTCGCAGAGATTCGAAGCCATACATATCGTTGCCATGCAGGTGTAGTTGAGGCATTAGGAATATTAGGAACTCCAGCTACGTCGTTCGTAACCAGAACTAACCCACGGTCAGTTTCTGGAGTAGCAGAGTTTACTAGTTGAGCTAGTTGTGCACCAGATATAGTGGAAGCACCAGTTGGGTCAAGTCCTACGATAAAATCATTTGCATTAATAGGCATAATTATTGTTAGTTGGTTGTTGAAACTGCATTTGCTGGAAAATTGAAGGGAACATCAAAATGTGTAACAGAGTTATTAAAATATTTTTGGTTAAAGTAATTTACTACAGTTAGTGCTGCACCGAAACTATTATCAGAATACATAAGAATTTCATACAGTGCCATATCGCTTATAAATCCACCAGCTGCGTTAGAATTAACAACAAGAGAATAATAATCATAGGCAAAGGCAGGCGCAGTTCCTTGAACTGTATCTAGTATTTCTCCAGTTTTGGCATTGAATATATACCATTTGCCAGTGGAGGAGTCCATTATAATTGCATACCAAAAGTTGCCAGCGTTAGCAGGGATAGGATAGTTACTAGCTTTACCAAAGCAGGTAAATAGTTTTGTGGTATTGTCAAACGTTAGTGTGACTCCAGTGTCAGTTTGTAATACAGTCGCTGACTTATAGTTTGGAGTCATGTTGACTAACATTGCAAAACATCCATTTGGATAATAGTCAAGTGCTCCTCCTGACGTAAAAGTAATTTTGCCTGTGCTTTTGAAGTGAAATGGTTGGTTAACATTTGCAATAACTGTATTATAATCTGCAGTCATTACCATACCAAGCAAACTATCTGTCCATGTATTTAGTGTGCTGCTAGTTTTTGTAACTCCAGTATTAGAAGATAGTTTCTGAGTGATAGACGGTATATTAATTGGAGTTGTGTTTGCAGAAATACTGAACACCGTAGTCTCCGCATCAGGAGCTTTCAATACAGCATCAGACGCATATCGGTAATCCATCTTCCCTAGCACAGATGTATAGAAACTAATCCCTGTCGCCTGACTACATACTCCCTGTGACGTATTCCAAATCTCAAAACGAAAATTCTTCTTAATCGATTGTCCAGTATATAGTGGGATGTTCTGGTTTAGGTTCGCGCCTTGAGCACTCCAAAGCATATACCGTGTGACAATCCCACCTACCCGATATGATATACAGAGAACATAGTTCACTGACGTAGGAACATCCTTCGCATATCCCGTCAAAGAGAAGTTATTCGGTGCTTCACAGTTAAACGCTGCAACTATATCCGAATACCCGTTCCATGTATTACCTGTCGTAAATGCCGGTAGAGTAACAAACGTAGAAGTCCTAGTAAGTTTTGTGACAGGATTAACGTCTAACCACCTTTGCAAAGTGCGCGGCCAAGTCCAAGCACCGATATCAGTAATAGGAGGTGGAACGAGAGGATACATATTATCGATTTGTATAGTTTAATTGTTTCAACCAATCCATCATCACAGCAGGAGGGACAATGTAATTCGTCCCATCAAATCTTACCACTCGGTCTGACGGTATTACTACCACTCGTGTCTTGCACCCTGTCATGCAGATAAGTGTTAATAAACTTAACATCACCGGTAACCACTGCTTTTTCAATGTCTTCATCGGTTTGTTCCTTCTTCGCCGCTGGAGTCATACTAGCAGAGATAAGGTTCAAGAAGAACGGTATCAACGCTGCTAGTATGACTATGATTCCAGAGGCCATGTTAGTTATTTCTTGAGCAACCCGCGCACCATGGTATAAACGCCAGACAACGCACCGATGATAGTCGCTGCGTCAACAGAGGGGACTTTCCCCATCGCACCCATGATAGCTACGACAGAGCAAACAACCGTGACAATCCAGAACTCGGATGTCTTATATCCAGCCTTAATCGTCGGCAATGCGGCTTGGATGTCAGCCCAGTCTTTTTTGATTTCAGGTGCAAGTGCGGGAAGCAAAGCAGCAACACCGGACGCTCCGTTTGATTTATACGCAGCGATTAACGCTGTGATTTCTTTCTCTGCTTGAACCACATCAGTCACGACGGGTTGGATTACTTCAATGGTTTCGGGCATATAGTTATCTTTCGTTTAATTATTATTACTGTGTGAAGTTAGACTCTCAATCTTGTCAGACACGTGTTGAATAGCTAACCTCTGTTCAACATTATTCTTATCTACTTTGTCTGACAAATCACGCTGACCTTGCGATAGGGTTTTGTTCCATACCGTCATAGCATCCATGTCCTTGCTATGTGCTGACTGTGTCTCAAACGACTCCGTGATTGCTTGCTTCAAAGTAGAAACATTTGCATCAGAGTGTGCCGTAAGGTCGGACTTAACACCATCAACCTTCGCATTAAAGCCCCATACACCGAGGCTGATAATAACAGGCGTTAGTATGGTGAAGAACATGTTGATGTTGTCTTTGTTCACAAGTAAGGTTTTCACATGGTTTAGTTACTAACCGCCTTCGTAAAAGTCGCACTACCGACATATCCATTGGTTGTCAGCCTGAACGTAGCCTTCACAAAGTTCGTCGCGTCATAACCAGATGGCGGAAGATTCGACGTGCCAATCGCGGCAACAAACATTGGCATGGGAATCTCCGCTTGAGTGGGCGGAAAGGGTGCTATGCTAATCACGGCATTTGTGCCTTTGACATTCACGCTGCCGCTCTTGACTACAAGGTTAGAGAGTAGCTGCTGCGCTACTTCGGGAGCGATTGTGAAGTCAACCGTCTTGGACTCACTAGCAACAGTGGCCGAGACTTGAGCGTTGGAGTTGATAACCCCTGCCACAAGAGCAAGGCCGATTATTAAGGATAGTTTTTTCATAGTAGGTTATTGTATGCGGATATAGGCTCCACCCGTAGTAGTTGCTTGATACGCGATAGTTTGTCCTGCGATTAAAGAGGTCACTGCTGAGTCAAGATAAGAACCACCACTAACAGTTAGCGCTGTCACTATTGACTTGGAATGAATACGGAAAGTTTGTCCAACAGAAGTTGATGAAGGCAATGCCACGGTGATGGATGTAATTGTGGAACCGCTCGATAGATAAACCGTGTCGTTCCAGTAAGTCGTGGTCGCGGTGACTGTGCCAGAAGTAGCTGACGATATTTCCACATTGGGCTTCTCGATTAGACCGTTGATTGAGACAACGCCTGTTGTGCTTATTGCGATTTCCGCCGAGCCACCTGTGTCTATCTGAAAGGTAGTTGACGATGGTCGAAAGATTCTTGTGCTTGAGGAAATACCCGAGCCGAAGACGAATGGTATGGCGACTCCCTGTGTCCTGCAAATAAAATTGTATTGAATAGCTCCACTAGCTAAGGCAAGACGCAAAAGAGGTTCACCCTCAACGTAGCCAATAGTTCCAATGTTGAAATCCATAGATGGCGCACCAGCAACTGACGACATATCCAGTGAGTTTGAAGAACCATAGGTTGAATAAATCCAAGGAGGCAAATCACCGCCACCACTAGTCGTCCAAACTCCATTGCCCGCACCATCAGAAACCAAATACTGTCCGGCAGTTCCGGCTGACTGATAATTGCTAAAGAAATCGTCAAAGGTTTGGGTAGCATAATCTGCACTATCAGCATATCCAGCACTATCAGCATAATCTGCATAACCAGCAGTTAGGCTTGACGCATAACCAGTAAGTCCGCTGCCGCTGCCGGTGAAGGTTGCAGCGGTTACATCATGTGGAAAAATTGCATTGCCAGCACTATCGCCTAAATAAATTGCTCCGTTTGTGCCGCAGCCAATAGCTATGTGACCATAGCCACCACTATCCACATCGCAGATTACATAGTTGTCGCCATCAAGTCCCGGAGCTAATTGGTTATTAGTGCCAATGACCCCAAATCCGCGATAGTAAGCATAAAAGTAACGGCTCTGATTATTTCCATAAACGGTATTCTTCGCCAGAAATGGGTAGTCGTAATTTGTTTGACCATAGCCAATGAAGGAAAGTCCCCCAAACACATTCGCTCTATTCGTCAAATTCACCACGCCGGTGTAGTTCGACGAGATGCCGGAAGAGCCGCCAGAACCAGCAACAGGTGATAGTGTTCCATTAACTAATCCTGCACCATAGCAGGACGAACTAACCAACAAAATTGATAAAATCGTCTTCACTATACTCCAATAATCTGATTAATAATTCCACCAGTTCCCTGAGCTAAGTCATTACGTTTAAGTATTGTAATAGCAATAGTAGTTCCGGCTACTGACATACAGTTAATTTTCTGTCCACAATTAGAAACATCTAACTGCTGTCCTGGGCCAAAACCATTAGCATCAGTAGCTGCCGCTCCAGCAAGTATACCATTAAAATTGGTCTTATCTGTGTCATGCCCGAAAGAATAATAGCAAGGATTAGCACCGACATTCTGAATATACCTCGCACAATACTCTCCTCTGTCACCAGTGATGTCTGCAAGAACATCTTTCGCAACCCCAGCAGCAAGAACCACAGGAGGAAAAGGAACATTAACCACACTTTTCTCAACGGAATTTTGAACTCGAATAGACATAAGTAATAGAGGAGAATAGGTAGTGTGAAGAGCTTAATCACTCACACTACCATTGTTTAGTAACTCTTAGTAAGTAATAACCACAGTAGCAGTTCCAGAACCTTGGTTCGTGAGAAGCACACCTTGGTCGAAGTAATAGTTCACACCTTGAAACACCGCAGTGCTATTAGCAACAGCACCAGCAATGAGACGAGTGGCATAACTATTCGTTGATGCAGCGACAGTATTAGTCACGTCATATAACACAACGATAGGGGTAGGATTCGTTTGAATAACTCCATAGAAGTTAGTCCAAGTTGTATTCCAGTTAGTGCCATACGAAAGCATATTCGTATATGCTTTATTGATATATGTAAGATTCGTTGAAGGAGCATCAATCAACGCAACTAGAGCATTAGTAGCAGTAGTAGCAGTGATACCAACTTGACGAACTTGAAACGAACCAACATTCGCCGATGCAGTAACTAGACTGAACACACCACCAGGGTTAATGGTAGTAGAAACAGACGTAGCAGAAGCAACAAGCGTGACGCCCATAAGGGCAGAGATAAGATACTTTTTCATATTCTTGTAGTATTATTTAGGTTGTGGTTATTGTTTAGTTAACTGCCACAGCCGGACGGCTACGAGCAATAATCATAGGAAATGCAAAACGACGTTCAGTCATAATCAATCCATGAGTAAGCTGAGCTTTTAGCTGCAAGTTTTCACCGAAGTCGTTGAGTTCGATTGAACCATCGGCATTGGTGATAAGAATCTGGTCAGTCAAGCGAACTTCGCCATTCCAACGGAGAGAATAGAACTTCTCACCAGACATATTCTTCGTAGCAAACTCTTTCGGCGGAGGGCCAACTTTGAGAGTCTTGCAATAGTTATCACCGAGCAACCAAGCGATAGAGTAAGGAGCAGAAACGAGTGACGTATAATACGGATTCGGTTTCCACTTCTGGTCAATCGGGTCGAAGATTTCAGGGTCAATCGGGAAACCAGCTTTCCAGAGGACATTGTTATTCGGGTCAACCACATCGACCGTATTGAAACGAATCGGATATTTCTTAATCTTGCAAGTGATAGTGCCAAACAGTGAACCCTTGAAATCGTTGAACAACAAATCTAGGTTCACAGACTTCAATTGACCTTGAACACCATTAATACCATTAACGTCAGGGTCAAAGGTAAAGTTAAACCAATCTTCTGAACCACAGAATAGGGCATACTTACCTTTCAAACCTTCGTTATCTTTGGGCATATTCTTTGCACCAGAGAAGGACGGAGCGCCAAGGTCGTCTTGGAGATTCATAATCGCACGATACACATCGCGCAACCGGAGATTCTGAATAACACCAGTGTTACCACCAGTGCCATTGGTCGTAGAAACCAACCAAGCAGCAGTCTTACTATTCGCTGCACTGAGGGTTACGTTACCGGCAGCAGTAGGAGCACCACCGACGAGGCCAGTGCCACAGAGATACACATATGTAGCATTAAACCACATCTGAGTTTCAATGAACTGGTTATTCGAAACAGCAATCTGTTTAACAATATCGTCAGAGTTAAACTTGATATACTTATCCCAGAACACTTGGAAAGACGGGAGGAAGTTAAACACAAACGAACCATACTTGTGTTTGTAGAGAATCGCCGTTTCATTCGATTCACTAATTTGGTAGATGTCTTTGTTAGACGCTACCGTAATAGGATTCGGAAAGAAGAACGAACGACCAACAGGAGAACGCTGAGGAGTAACAGCTTCCATTGTGCTACCCATGTTCTCTTGCCACGGAATAGTTCCATACATCTGGTCGAACTCATTCCAACCGGAATACTGTTCGATTTCGTTATGAACGAGATAGAAGGGAAGTTGAGCGAACCGATTTACTGGTTCGATGATTGCATTACTAAACTGACCGGGTTGATTATAAAAACTAGGCATAAACCTTATATTTAATTGTTAATGTTAAACCGACTCAATGGATGAGTTAAAACGTAACTCACGAACCGAGTTGATGCCCTTCAACAACTGCTAGAGGCTTATGTCTCATGCTCTTGAGACTTATTAGAAGCTACTGCTCTGCTGACTGATACATAGCAAGAATCATGCCAACTGGATTTAATGTCACAGTTGGCATGATACCACTACATACTATGTCGGTAAACCATCTAATGTAAACACCGAAGGAATACCCTTCTCTTTCAACTTCGATGGGGTAGTTTCTGACGCATCAGACGTTGGTTCTCCTCGTGCCATCTCTGCTTGTTTGATAGTAGCGACTTGTTGTCCATTACGAGCTTCGCGTAACTCCGCGCCTTGAATAATCATTGCAACCATCATATCAGATGCTACCTCTACTCCTACGCTATTCTTGAGATATGGAGGAAACAAATCTTTGAAGTCAGACTTAATAGCAGAAATCTTCTTCTGACCTTGTCCTTCAACCTCGACAGAATAATCCAGCAACTTAGAGTCTTGCACCCATGCAAAACGAGCATTCCGTTCGTTGTTAATCTCCTGTAAGTCTTGGTTGATTCGTTGCTTAAATTGCTGAGGAAATGTCTGTAACGTCTGTTCATTTTGGCGCACAGCATTGATACAGGCGTTGAGGTTAGACGTAACACGAATCTCATCACGGTCAGTAGCAGGACGAGGTTTCGAGAAGATGGGATTATTATTAGCATCAAACCCTGTGATGTCACGAAACTCTTTACCGGCTTTAATATCCAACAACGCCTGTTCCCAAGCACGCCCTTCTGTGCGAGCGAGATAGTCATTCGTCTGCAACTCTTGATATTGAGGAGAGAGTGTATAACCCTGTTCGTGCTGCAAGTAATTAGAATCTTTCAACGACGACAGTTGTTTGTTCTCCTCGACTAATTTAATATATGCCTCTCTCGACTGACGAGACATGTTCTTGAGGTTAATCTGGTCTTGCGTAGAGAACTTCGAATAGTCAAAAGTATCAGCTTCCTCTTTCTTCTCTTTAACTGGAGTAATAAGCTTACTAACAGGCTTAGTATCTCCGGCTTTAGCCACTAATTTCTCTTCTTTCTTACCCTCAGGCGGAGTAAGAACTGACTTCTTTTCTTCCTTCTTTGCGACCTCCGTTGTAGGTTTAGCCTCTTCTTTGACCGCTTCAACAGTCTTAACAGTTTCTTCTTGCTTAATTGCTGCAGGTTCGGACTTAATCTCTTTACCACTGTCTAACGTAATAGTCGTTCCATCATCTTTACCAATGAGTGACGGCTCAGTAGTAAACGTCATTGCTAACGCTTCCTTCGGAACTTCTGTTGGCATCTCAGGAGTAAATCCTGAACCAGTTACTGCGGGTTTAATATCAGCGGGCATATCTATTTCTTTCTCTTAGTTTTGTTTAGTTGACTGTTCAATGAACTTATTCGTGTTGTTTATCATGGCTATCATTCCGTCTATTGTTCGGATACCATACGCTTGTAGACGGAATGAAATCTCTGGTTCAGCAGTATTGCCTGCACCTGCAGATAACGCACGAACGAAGGATTGTTTATATTTCTCAAGATTCTTTAACATATCCTTTGTAGTAGGGTGTTGTAACCAATCTTGATGTTGTTGTGCTGCTACTGTTTCGGGTGTAATTTCCATATGGTTTAATAATGAAAAGGAAACATGTAATAAGAAAGTATTGGACACTTCACGTCAAACCATATACGAAATCTATCATACAGAGTTAAGTGAATCTTGTGTGCAATATTACCTTTAACTTTATCTTCATAATGAATATCACCATCATGGGTTTCATTATTTCTAACATGTATTTTACATACGTCTTGTGTCATATTTATAGTCCGTTATTGTTGGGAGAATTATCTATTAAGTTTCTAGCATCATCTAAACTAAATGTCATATTAGTAGCAGCTTCTCTGCTAGACTTGATTGCTTTCATGTATTTTTTATATCGAGATTTATTCTCAAATCTTTGTGTCCTAACTCTTAACCATTCAACTATTTTTAACATATTATCCTTTCTATTTCTGTTGTTGTGTTAGTTGTTTATACTGTTCTGCTGCTTGCTGAACAATTGGGAACGCATGAACTCGTCCTGTCTCAGAGAAGAACTCAGGATGAGCAGCGAGATTAGTTATTCCACTACCAACTTGTTTTGCAATCCCCAATGCCTGTTGCATTTGCTGAGACTGTTGACTATTCTGTTGAGCCTTTTGCTGTTGCATCGCAGCAACATACTTCTGGGCAGAATCAGGAAACATCTTCTCTAATAGGTCAGTAAGGAACGGTTCAGCTGCACCAGTGTTTTGCATGATAGGCCATGCGCCTTGCATAGTCTGGATTAGCTGTTGTTTCTCAATAACATCTGTATCTCCAGAAGGCTTAACTGCCCAATCACGAGCATATAAAGCCGCAATAGGTGGAGCAACTTTAATCAATCCTGCTAACACGCGAGACTTAATAATCCCAGACTCATAGACATATTGATTCTTAATCGCGATAGAGAATAGTGTCACCTGCACACCAGACAACTGTTGTTGCTGTTGCATTGATGCTTTGATAGCTGTAGCTGTCTTACGACTATCTTGTTGTCTATTCGACTCAGCAAAATTAACTTGTGACGTCTCTTGTTGGTTGGCAGATACTAGCAAGTTAATCGCAGTAAACATCTGCGGGTCTGGAGCGTCAAGTTTCATCTCTTTAAGCTTACCATTGATGATAGCACCAGTCTTAAAATGAATGTTCTTCTGCATCAAGAAATCATCATTCGGGTCAGTAGTATCTTTTGAGAAGTATAATCCAGACGAACGTCTAGCTTGAGTAAGCGTAGACGACATTAGTGATGATGCAGCATTCTGCGTATCTTGGTCTAAGAATACCCGACCTTTGAGATTGCTAATCGTATCATTCTCCGAGATAAGATACGGATACAGGAAATACGGATACTGAGTCTCATACTCTTCGTCAGACGGTGGTAGACCATCTTTCATCTGGGCGATATGAGAATCTTTAAGTGCCAGATTCATTCGTTTCACAGCATCAAGAGCAACTGTCCCACCAACTGGAACTTTAAGTGCCATACCTACCATCTGTGCAGACTTAGCAGCTTGTTGGTTAATCTTCCTACGGCCAAGGAACAAAGGACGAGGTTTACGCAACCAATCATCACATATCACAGGACAAGCCCATCCTACCTGCACAACACCTTTAACTCGGAACATAATCTTCATAACCTTGTATAGGCTACGATTGATAGTAGTTGTTCCAGAATATATCTGTGATTGCTCATCGTTCGGCTCTGACTTTAGCAGCTTACTAACCTGTTCTGTGTTCCACTTCTCTTCCTCATTTGACGATTTAGATAGTTGGTCGAGTTTAGTCTTAGTGAAGTAGTAGCTCCGACCAATCATCTCTGTCTTTTGAATGTCTCTCGTATCAGCGATGAAAGAGAAATCTCCATACTGCACATACTCCCGACCTAACTCTCCAGGATTATTTAAGTCCTGAACAGTCTCCATTATACCATAACCATTAGCCTGAAATCCATCAATGTTCGCATACATTGATAGTTGCCAACCATCGAAACGTAACTTCTCAGTTAAGTCATTCTCTAACATCGAAAGGTCTAACGAAGGGTCTTGACGGTCTTTCAATATCACTGCACGAGGGGACTGTGTGATATATTGAATATACGACGACTGCTCCCGACGGATGTTAGTGTCAATGATGTGCGTTGGCACATACATCTCGTCAGGTGCAATCTTACCAGCCTTACGCTGTGCTTCAATATCAACCTCAGCATAGCGCAGTTTACGCGATGCGAGAGATTTAGCAGTCAAATCGAATGCTACATCTTTGAGGTTATTAATCTTAGACACTAACTTCTTATAGTCAGTGCTATTGATATATTCTAAGTTTTTATCAGCTCCAGCGTCAGGCATAGTATTAGTTAGTTGATTATTTTGGCATATCTTCCGTCGTGAAATCATCAGTAGTCAACTTAGACTTCTTCTGTGATTTCATGAGTTCTGACCGTTGTTCGTTCACTAGGTCAGCTAGAAAGTTAAGCTCAGCTAGAGTCTTAACACCATTTACCAGAGCCGAACACTCAGCTTGAAAAGACTCAGGAACTTTCACTCCTTCTTTCGTTTCAGTAGCTTCATTCTCTCCAGCATCTTCCTCTGGCGATTCAATGTCGTCTGGCGATTCAATGTCATCTTGCATATTACTTCTTCGCCTCCGGTTGTTTAGGAGCTTCAACTTTCTTTTTCACTGGTGCACCAACCAACGAGTGCTTAGGATTCGGTGCAGCTACTTTAACATGCCAATCTTGAATAGCAGCAATCGATTCACGTTCAGTCAGTGGTTTCGTAGGAACAGTATGTTTGATATCTTCGGCCATAATAGTTATTTAGTTGTTGGTTTAAGGACAGGGACAATAGCAGGTGTAGGTTCAGGTTTAGGCATAGTCGGAGCATGTTCCTTACCATCAGCACCCTTAACTAGCTTATGCAATTTCACCACCACATCACCTTGTTTAATCTCAAGAATATCTTCATTCGAATTACGAACAGTAATACGACCTTCTAGTGACGTATAACGGTTCATGTGGTTATTCATCGGTTTCACTTCTGACGGTAACGGTTGTCCACAAGCTGTGCAGCATTTAACCTCTGGCATCTTGATAAACGTCCGTTCACGGGGATTGTATGTTTCTGTCATAATATTAGTTTCTTCCTACTAGTTGTTTCCGTTGTTTGTTATATGCAGACAACTCGTCCTGCAATTCTGTTAAGTTGTCTCGCTCGATATGTTCAGGTTGGTATGCCTGACGATGTGAGTTAGCCCAACTGTTAAGGTCGAAGTCTCCAACAACCTTTAAATCTTCATTATCCTCGTCTTTCTTCCTTTCGAAGGGTAGAACTAAATCTGCCTCTACTCTAGTTGATTTGTAATTCCAAAAGCAAAGATTCACCGCATCTGCACGGTCAGGAGAAGGATAACCCTTAGATTTCTGTTCTAACTTAGATAGTAACTGGTGGATGTTCTTGGTAGTAATCTTGTAATACCGTGTCGCCAGTTGAGTAGAAAGAGTCTTATCACTCATGAGAATTAGCTCATTCCTCTCTAACAAAAGTCGCATGTTAAAGAACAGTTCTGTCCCACGATTGGCGTATGTCTTAGGTTCTGATGCAGTATTACGAGAATCCACATACCGCATATTACTCCAACCTTTACGTTTCAGTGATTTTAACATCGGCCCACCCATACCACAGTAGTCACCGAATATCAGAGCGTTAGGATGATTCAAACCGTAAAACTTAAACTTCTCTTGTAGATACTCAATGGTATCTTCTGAATCTTCAAATCGAAAGGCCTCTAGCCCTATCAGCTTATTACCATTCCTCACAGCTAATACTGTCTCTGCCCCACCATCTGATAGGTCAAGCCCAGCAGTATTGTGTTCTTCTTGTAGCCATGTAATGTTCTCCGCTTTTACTGCTCGATGCACGAAAGACGATGGTATAACTACCATCTCGTCAGTAGTCCCGAACTCAGCAAGGATAGACGACTTGAATACCACGTTTGACTTACCACCAGGCAATTTTGATGCTATACGTTCTATCTCAGAATGAGTAATATGAGCACATTGATAGGCTGTTACTAGATATCGGATTACTTGAGTGGAGTCGACTGATTTGATGTCTGATAGGGTGTTCCGGTCGATTGCTGACATGCAAGTGTTATAGAAGTAGCCAGCTGGGAGACCAGGACTTGAGGCATCGACACGATGTGTAAAGCCCGTGCAGCGTTCAAGGGCAGAGGTAATATCTTCTGGTATTGACTTGGTCTCGCTAGTAAATATTGCCATTTTCTTACCCGCATCGACAGGATGATACCCTTCTGCTTTCCCTGCTTCATCTGTGGCAAATAACTTAAGTTTGGAAGGCATTGGTTGACCGAGTTCTCCGACATGTTGGAATTCATAGTATCTATAGTTAATTTTCCATAGTTTACCAAACACTGCATTCGCCTGATTACATAAACGGTCGATATGTGCACCAGTCTGATTGTCAAGCTGATTACCAGAACTCGACGTAATTGGACACTCCACTTCCCTATATCTCATACATAGCCACACTGCACAGGCCGCGATAATGTATTTATCTTTCCCTGACGAGTTACAAGCTTGAACTACGGCCTGAAATGGATACTCCTTCGTATGGTCATTCCTCGCGAAATCTAACATAAACTGTATCTGCCAGTCGTGTAGTTTCGTCTGACCTGACATAATATTCTCATCTAGCATCGTCAGGAGTTCCACTGGGTCAGCTATATCTACACCGTCAAAGTCATTAGTATGGACTGGACTGTTTCGCTTAGACATTGCGTCTGGTATAGAGAACGTAGGTGCAGGGGGTGAACTCGGCAATTCATCTTTCACTAAAGGAGAAGAACAACCCACTCCCTCAGACCCCTGCGTTTCAGCAATAGCGAGAGGAACAGATAAACTCTCACCATCAGCTGAAAGCTTTGCTCCAGAATTAACCTTTTCGATTAACTCTTCTATGGAAATTTCATCAGACATTTATCGCTCGTTGTCCTTTAATCCTGTCCGCAACTTCTCTCACCTGTTTCATCTTCTCGTTTATCATTAGAATATTGAAGTTCTGGCCACCAATATTCTTCACTACGTCTTTCCGTCCTTTCGCATCGTCACGAATATATACCAGAGCCTTAAACCTTAGATGGTCATCCTCTGCGCCCAGACCAATATCAAGTAGTGCATCTTTCACTCGTTGCTGTTCGTCACGCGAGAAATTTAGTGTATCTTCTTCCTCTTCCTCTTTACCACAAGCTTTACGATAGTTCGCAGAGACTTGCATCAGTCCAGCCTTAACAGCAGCTAAGTCAAGTCCTCTATCATCTGCTATCTCCTCAGGAGTCATATTCTCCTGCTCGTATGCAGTTTTAATTGTGGTAAGTTCAGCGGTCATTTGTGCATTCCATGTCCGGGTAATGGTCTATTTAATACTTCTTCCTCATCCATCTTTGCCAACGACTCTTCTTGTTTCATTAGTTTCGTATACGCTACCGCACGCAATACTGCATCCATCTCGGGTTTAGTATGAGTATCAGATGGGTCTCTCGTAAGATACGCTTTCGCCGATGCTTTAGTGCTCATATCAATCACTTTCATCGGTTTGATTTCCTCTGTATTCGTGTGTAGAATTAGTGACATATGATGTATTAAAGCGCGGAGGGTGGGTTTTGAGGAATCATTTTAGTCACATCAATCAAACGTATTTCAGTCTGAGAGATAGACTCTTTGAACCCCGAAGGATTAAGATTATCCAGTTTTGTGGTATCGTTCATAATGAGCGTCTTTCAATTGTTGTCGTATGTTCGTTAGTTGTTCTTCAACCATCATCCGGTGTTTCGGTATAAGTTTCGTCTGTTGCATTTCCACTAACTTATCTCTCTCATCTACCAATCTCTTATACTCTGCTTCTGTTAGCATACGTCATACGTAGCAAGAACCATGCCAACTACATATAACTCTTAATATCTCTCCATCTCAACTCTCCAGACAAGGATTGTTAATAGTTATATTATATTTCTGGTTTTTAGATTGGTTGTATTGGGAGAGAGGTATAGTTCATCAACCGCTTCCGCTTTCTGGTTTTCTGATATGGTTAGACTTTCTAATGTCCATGTCGTTGTCATTTGATATACTACTATTAGCCTATCTACTATTAGACAAACTACTATTAGTCCATTGAATGACGTGGATACTATTAGTCCATTGAATTGTTTATCAGACATAATATAATCTAATTGTTTATCAGGTAGTATAAGTTAATAACTTATTAAGGAAAATTATTAAGTTTTATTAATACAATAAATAATAATAAATAAAAATCTACTAACAAGAATATAAGAGAGAATGATAAACAATAGGATTATATTACGGATGATAAACAAATGTAATAGTGTGACAAATGTCGGATATAGTGTGATAGTTGGCATGGATAATGATACGTTACCGATAATAATGGGCATATAATAGGGTAGTGTATTGTATTGAACATTACGGGCAAATATAAACAGTTTGTAAGTGATTGAATAACAAGGATTTACAATGGCAAGTGTATAAATAAATACATTGTGCCAACATTTGACACTGTGCCAATATGTCCCTTTAACGGTAAAGGCTAGGGAATGTGCATAGTGTATAGTTGGCATGGGCGTTGCTATATGTCTTTTGCCGTATGGAACATATTGGTAGTGCAGACGGCCATTACCTACAATAGCCAAGTAATCGCATAGTGAAGTTTAGCGACTAACGGGAATTGCCACGATAACAAGTAATTGCATATGCTAGGTTTAACCTAGTGACGTGTTGAAATAGTGCATAGTAGAACTGGCAAGGTGAAGTTAGCGAAGCGATAATGACATTTATCAGGATAAAAGGCTATGATGCGATAGAATGAAACGTGAGAACAGTATGGGCGGATAATACCCGCTCCATGATTGCGCGTTGTCACCTATCAAATTGTTAATTCATTGGCTTTAGCTTGCTAATGGTTAGCCAACTATCCGTTTGCCTATTAGTCTAGTAACTGTGTTACTAGCTTGGCAAGGCTGATAGTTAAACTAACCATTGGAAAACAAGTTAATATGTCAAAAGCAATCGCACAATCCACAGACGTAATTGCCAAGTCAGTATTGCCGGAAAATGAATTCCCGTTTGCAGAAGTTCTGGCAAAGTTGGCAAAAACAAATAGCACAGTGTCTAGCGTGAAACGGAAATTGAACTTGAACAAACAGTCCTTGCGTGATTCATTAAAAAATGAATTCGTTGGAGCGTATGTTTCAGTTTATGATAACGGATTTGTCCCGTCTAATGTATGGGACAAAATTTGTTTTGAAGTTGACAACTTCATTGCAAATTCCATTAACACAATTAACGCTGGAAACGTAATTAGCACAGTGTCCCGTTTCCGTTTTGACACTAAAATGGGCGTGGTAAAATTGCGCCACACTAACATCGGTGAAGATAACTTGTCATTGTCAGAGCAGCGATTTGGACTTGTCTGTTTAATCACAGACGCGGAAAAATCATTGCACAGATTGCAAGTTAATCCGTTACCCGATTTGTCCAAAATTACCACAGCAACGGGCAAACTTGAAAGTTTGAAAGTTGCCAAGCTGGAAATTGAAGCGGAAATTATTCGTCAACAGCAGTTAGCCATTAGCTAATTCAAACAAACTAGCCATTAGCAGGTTAAATCCAATGAATTACACAATCAAATGTAAAAAAGACGAAACAGCATTTAATCAAGCGTGATTCTATTCACGCCTTATTCTGTTCACGTCTCTTTTGTGCTGCCGACATTGCAGCATGGTGCTTACGCAAACTTACACGCTACCAACAGAGTCAAATCTGTTAGTCTGATAAGGATTGATTTGTAACAGAGTCAAAACTCCTTGCTTTGTAAGATAACAGGATAACAACAGCAAATACGTGGATGAAACTACCACGAACCATAGACAGAATCATTGTGCGAAGTCATAAAATTCGTGCATAAGGACAACGCAATAGATATACCATTCGGGTATTCTATAATGTTACCAGAAGCTAGGCAAATGAAGAACATCCAACAAAGTAGCTATGGGTTATCAATGATTTAGAACATGAAGATAGAGATAGTTCGCGTCTATCCTACTCACACAGTAGGACACGAACACAACACGCCACACAATACGACGTGTCATTAAAATGAAAGCAGAGGAAACTTGCCATAACCGAGGTCATAAGACAAGGGAATTGCGAAAGGCAATTTATGGATTAAGAAGTGTCCGACAACAAAGAGTAATTTTAATGAATCTAGCCGAAACCCTGCATACGAAATTTGCAGTAGGGTAGGATAGACGCTAATTATCACTAACCAATCCCTCGACGCAATGTCTAGGGGAAACAACTAAACTTCTATGAACGGATTTACATATTGCACGAAATGTAAGAAATGGTCATACATACCTAAAGACTTTGACGAACGTCACCACTTTGTTACTTGTCAATGTGGACAGATTATGTGTTTACAACGTCGGTTAGACCCAATTCGTGACCTTGCTTACAGACTTAGTGACAGAGTTGAAGGAAAGATTTGTAACCAATAACCATGCAAACCTTCTTACCCTATCCAGACTTCGCACAATCAGCTGCTTGTCTCGATAACAAACGTCTAGGCAAACAGCGAGTTGAGTGTTTACAGATTTTGAATGTTCTATCGAAAGAACGGACAGAAGTAGTTCAACGTCCGAATAACCAAGGTATAGTAGTTGCAGTAGTCCGTAATACTCCATGGTATAATCACCCAGCAGTTAGGATGTGGAGAGGATACAGTGAATGTTTAGTTCACTATTCTGATGCTATCTGTAATGAGTGGAAGTTCAACCGTGGATTTGAGGATACTTGTCTTACAAAAATGTATGCTATGTTTGGTGGTCAAATCATTATGACACCACCTAGACCACCTTGGCTCGGCAACGAATCATTCCACTCCTCTCATCGTTCTAATTTACTCCGTAAAGACCGCGTCCACTACTCCCAATTCGGATGGACAGAACCAACCAACCTACCTTATGTGTGGCCTGTGTAATAATCCCATCGAATCAGCCCGACAAGATATAGGTCTAACAATCTGTTTCTCTTGTGCCTCTAAACATGTCACAAAAGTCAAAGGTGACATGAATTATGCCCATAAGACTGCTCCGACTCTAATGGTAATGAGCAACGAAACTTTTCGTAATTACCGTAGATATGTCCCATACGGTAAATATACTGGTCGCGGTTCTGGGACACACAAAATGACCACACAATTAGTATCATTGAAATAGCCTTGTTAGTAGTTATATTAACTTGGCACGATTCCTGCTACCTAGTATCTTGCTCACAGACCAGTTATAGTCTGTGCATTAAGTAGAAGGATTAGAATAATTAACCCGTAAGATTGAATGTTCTGCAGAACAACGGTTAAGAGAGTTCAATCATCTTTAATCCTTCTACTTAATGGTTCCGTGGCGGAAGATAGACGCTAGCGCGCCACATGGTAGAGCATTAAGTGGTCGGCACTCTTTATGAGCATACCATCCACGCAGAACAAGTTTCATCTTGCTGTTTTGACTCATCCAAGTATCGAATCTTGGCGGAATCATCCCTTTGGCAACAGTGTATAAAGGTTATACGCTAACAACCGGATTAAAACAATAGAGAATGAATAGGCGTTATGTTCTCTAAATCTCTATCATGCGTTGGTAGATAAACACTGTTGCCGAACATACAGACAGAGGGTGGTCTTCCCGACCTTAATTCTGCTAATCTGGTAGTGCCATAAGAGTAACTGGCACAATTTAATTATCCCGCAACGAACTCATGTGCTGTGAGAAATTACATGAATCGCACCAGTAACTCGAATTAACGAGTTCACCAGAGTAGCTCTCTGACTGGCGGGAGTTCTTTCCGTTTAACCATCATAATTATGAAACCCTCAACACTCCGTTACATCCGAACCGAACAAGATGTCTGGGCTTTCTTATGGCGTATCATGCCTAAAGCAGTCAAAGAATTACAATCTACGAAACAACTAAACAAATATGAAACACAAAATAATCTACTTCATCTACAACAAAGAATCAGGTGATTTCTATTGCACAGCAGATAATTACAAATTAGCAGAACAAATCATTAAAGACGATTGTGCAGAAGGTAATATATTACAAGACAATATGACAATCACTGAACTTAATCATTGGTATGAATAACTCAACTAAAGTTAACACAACTCCCACTATTCGTTTAGTCAAAGGAGTTCCAGTTACCTTCTACTCTCCTGTCCAATTAGAAGCTATCATCCCTGTCGAAGAGCGTCTCCCTAAATCTCATGGCTCTATCATGCAACCAGACTACTCTGGACATATCAAGAAACATCAACAAGCGGAGGATTAAACGACTTATGAGAATCAAAGAACTAAAACGCAGAATAAAAAATCTAAAAGATTCTGATGATTTTGTGACAGAACAGGGAGAACCATTTAATTGGTTAATTGTTCGAGGGAATCATAAAGTTATTAGGTGTTGGACAACAAAACAAGCAAATCATCCTAAACTTTATGCACCACACACTAAATAACACAATCATGACAGACCTGCTGATTATTAGTATTAGCATCAACAAGCGGAGGACTGAATGATTACTCCAGAGCAAGTAGTCCAAGCCATCTATCAGACAGAAGGTGGCTCACATACTCGATATCCTTATGGAATCAAATCTATTAAAACAAACAATCCTCGACAAGTCTGTGAGAACACTGTTAAGCATGCTCTACATGACTATAAGTTACACAGTATTGACCGTGGGTTTATTTACTTTCTTGCTAATAGATATTGCCCTCCTAGTTGTGATTCTGTGGGTAACAGGAATTGGAAAGTTAATATGGTAAGAATACTGCATTTATGATTAATTTAACTTTAGTAGAATCTATCACTTATGAAATAGCATGGTTTGAATACTGCTTTCGTAAATGGTGGCAAGAACAACCTACAATTGACTACTCAATATGAATTACACAGATACACAACTCAAACAAGCTCTGGCGAAGATGTTGCCGAATAGAGCAGTTGAGTGGAAAACATTTCACGCCACATGGCAACAACGCGTGATAGCCCTGTGCAAAGTGAAAGGGATTGAGATATGAACCTAATGCACGAGTTTAGCCATCCAATGTGGGTAAAAACACCGCTTGGTGAAGGTTTGGCAATCATGGTTATCGACTACGGAATACACCTAAACAGTTGTTGGGTGGTTGCGTTGGAACAACACGAATGGCAGATTAAACATTTTGATTCTAACGATATAAAGCTGAACCGAAACGATACTTGGAAAATACAATAATATCATATGAAACCTACTATACTAACAAACGAACAACTCTGCGACGCAGTTCTTGTCGCTACCGGAAAGACAACGCTATGACCACACCAACCCCCGAACAACAAGCGAAGGCGACAGAAATAATTGATAAGCACGGTGCGGCAATAGTAGCGGCAATGTTACAGGCTGACCAAGAGACGCAATTAGTAAATGCGCTTAAGATGCTGCGAAACGAACTCGCCGCCCTCATTGCCAAAGCTGACGAGCGGGAGTTGGCGATACAAAATAAAGCACTCCTCTCGGCAGGGAATGAGTTGGCAAAATGTGCGTTAAACATAGGTCACACATCAGTAGGAGTTACTAGCGTGATACTTCGCACAGAGCAAGCCCTCACCAACTGGCAGAACTTGACAAAGGAATAAACAAACAACATAAACAACATAACAAACATATGAGTAACATTGCACCAATCTTCTACACAAACGACGCTACTACAAAATCAAAAACATTCAGTCTCACTCCTCGTTCTTGGAATCGTGGAGTTAAACCTTACTCAATTAAGGTTCAATCAAAGGCATGTATTATCTGGAACAGTGGAACTCGTTTCGGCTCTTTCAAATAATATAACCCCTAACAATTTGCTATAACTATACGTTCATAGCCATAGCATTTATACCATCGCTATTTACTTGGCATGGAAAATGCTTATAGACTTTACCGCGACAAGCGAAGTTAGTAGTGAGTCGCAGTAACTAACAAACGAAACAAAACAAAGAAAGAACATAATACATATGTCAGAAACCGAACAAAAAACAGATGCACAGATTGTCGCTGAGTCTCCCTTCTCTACCCCGATTACGGTAACTCGTAATGGTGTGGAAGGAACGCTCGACGTGTTTGTGGGTAAGCGTAACGACTGGAAAGACCGTGCATATCCTGCGTTTCAGATTAAATCTGAGACCTTCAAACAGGGCACGTCTGAACTCGATACCATTGTGAATGATAAGACGTTCATCAATGACTTGACGTTCATCGGTAAGGACAACATCAAGAAGTTCGTGAATGTTATCCTCCGTCGTAATGGTCAGGACATGGTGGAAGATGCCATCCCGCAGAGTGGGGATAATGCTGGTGTCTTGCAGTTGGACGTGTTGGTCAAAAGCTGGGAAACCTTGCAGGCTGCTTCTCTCAAGCTGTCCGAATTGGTGGAACTTTACAACGAAGCTGTTGTCAAGTATCAGGCTGCGACTCCTACGTTCGTTGCAGAGATGACTGCTGCTGCTGGTGATGCTGAGAAGATGGCTGCTGCTACGGAGAAGTTCCAAGCGTTGTCTAATGCTGTGACTCTCCTGAAGAACGAATACGAAATTCGTAAAGCGAAACGCAGCAAGGAAGTTCAGGCTGAAACTGTTACTCCTAACTAATAGTCTGGCGTAGTAAGTTGAGTCAGTGAAAGTGCCGGTATAGGTAGAGGGTGAACCTCCTTATACCGGCCATTTCATTTACACAATTAACATTCGGAACTAACAAACTATGTCAAAAGAACAACAAGACCTATCAACTATACCAACGAGAGATTTGATATGGGACATTCTCGGAGATGATAAGAATGGATTATCATGCGCCCAGATTACTCCTGCTACTGCAATGGTGCTAGAGAACAAGCTACAAGGTTCGAGGCTTTGGAAAATAGAATACACGAATGTAGATGGTTCACCACTAGCCTATCCTATGCTATGGCGATATGCAGACTGGGCATCAGCTAACTCGACGTATAAGAAACAGAAACAGTATGCAGAGGACAGACGTGTTGAGAGTTGGTTGATGAACGCGAATGTAGATATGCTTGCGAAAGCTATTATGAGGAAGTCACCTATCCCAGAAGATGCAGCGAAGGCAATGGCATATCAATTAGTGAAGAATCCTAATGCGATAGTTGTGATACAATCATTCTTTGGAGTAGAGAAACTTAAAACAGATGTGAAGGAGTTGACATGACACTAAAAGAAATAAAAGAACAGAAAGAAATAGAGAAGCGACAACGAGCAGTAGTCAAAGGGACGACTAATCGTATCACTTCTTCGTTTAACTTTGGTAAGATTAAAACGTGGGCAGATGTATATGCTATTGCAGGATACTCTATCGGACAAATGCCTGCGAACTTTGCTGAGGTCGCGAAGTTCTTAGACGTGAAGAAGTATTGTCAAGACCTTGAGGCGAAACTAGAACAATCAATTAAGGAGAAGTATGAGCAAAAGAGTCCCAACCCTACGACAGATAAAGAAAGTTCTGGAGATTCTAAACCAACAAGACCTGAAAATCCACAAATACTCCCTACTAATAAACCAGTCAACATACAAACGCATCCACACTTTCAACCTGCAACTGCCGTTTCCCAAGTCGACGAATCAGGCTTCAACAATAGTAACGACTACGGACTCCAACCTTCCGACAAAGAGAAAGCGTTCCTATTCTGGTTCCAAAAGAAGTGTGTCAAAGAAGCGTATGACAAGATAGTAGTAGAGGGTAAGTCTGCTGTTCTGATTCTAGCGTCTACTGGAACTGGTAAGACGTATATGCAAGGTGCGTTGGACAGACGATTGCAAGATATAAAGTTCGCAGATAGTAAGACTTGGGGTCATATCAAGTATCTAGCTATCACTCGTAACTCAGTAGTCGAACAGACTAAGCGTGTGCTACAAACTAAGTTTGGTATCAACCCCAACATTGAGACTGAGGTAATTAACATTGAGAAGTTACGGACGAGAGCAGGACAGATGTGGATTGATACTATCCAGACTATTCAAGACGGAGATGAAGTAGAAGTGTATAAGTGGAAGGCTATGGTTAATCCTGCTGTTGTGTATCTTGATGAATGTCAGAGCATTAAGAATCCTGACTCCACTCAGCACAAGATTATGGTAGCATACTCTCAGCTACCTAACACTACACAAGTATTCATCTCGGCTACTCCATTCACCCGTGTGTCAGAGGCAAAGGCGTTTGCTATTGCTACGAAGAAAGACATTACGCATATGGGATTTCCAGAGGGGACTAAACTTTCCGAAGCAACTTGGGGGACGTATGCTCAGGCTATTGCTCATCCTTCTCCACCAGATGAGTATAATGAGGCAGCGGTGGAACGTCTGATGAAAGATTTGGATGACTATATTGTGAGAGTTAAGGGAGTCCGGTGGCAATTTAATGCACTGAATAGTGTTGAGATTATTGACTTCGAGAATGAGACTCAACGTAAAGAATATCAAGATGCTTGGGAGAAGTATCTCGCAAAGAAAGCAAAGCTCGAAGAAGCTGTGACAGACAATCCACGGTTTCAGGCAATGATAGAGTTAGGTATATTCTTAGCTGCTGCTGAGTATGCGAAGAGACATATCTTTGCACG